AAAAAAACCCCATCCGGCTTTCCTGTGTGCAACCAGCGAACTTATAACGCTGCACAGTACGACCGAATGGGGATTTTAATGTCTTCATAAGTTTATTTAACCGGGGTTGCAATCCGGGCCTTTCGGCTCTGCAAAGTTATGCAAGGTTGTTTTACAATTCCAAAACTATTTTTCCCAATACACCTCCTCGCCCCTCCTGTAGTGCTTAAGATTTTCCTTTGCCTGATCGTTGACAAAGTGCTTCTCCTTGTAGGTCACATAGTTATTTGGGAACAAAATAAATTGTCCCGTTTCAAGTTGAATTAGATTTAGTGGCTTGTGCTCGGCAGGGTAACGGCTATACCCATCCTTCCAGTCAATAACGATGCCCGTGTGTCTTGCACTCAGATCTGGGGACATCCTCGGCTTAGCCTCCAGCCCCTCGAGGAACGGCATGTAGACAGCCTCAATGTCCTCGCCCATTCCTGCCCATGGCATCAGGACATTGCTCCCGTATCGGAAGTTCTCCGTAACAGAGAGGGCATGCAATGGTAATCCGCTCCAGTTAGCGCCAGACTCAAGGAATACATGGCAAGAGAGTGTCTGATACTCCCTGCAATAGATCCCGTGCCATATGCCCTTTGTAACGCCCTCCGGCATGTCGGGGCCGAGGAACGAATTGTCAACATTTACATAGAAATGGAATGGAAGCGAGGCGTGTTTCGACATTTAACAAATGTACCCCATTGCATTTATTGTGCTTTAGATATGTATAAAAAAATTTCATAAAAGTTTTTGGAGGTAATTTATTTTGTTAACTTTGCCCTCAAGTTTTACACTTAAATAATAATCTATCATGTCAAGTAGAAAAGACGAATTCAAGTCGGTGTCCACCAACCCGGCAACCAAGTTTTTAGAGTGGGACTCTAACAGCGGATCATTCAAGTATTATGACAAGCAAGAGGGTCAGAACAAGTTTATCAAGACCCCGTTCAAGTTTGTAGTGCTTAAAGAGTTACACACCGTTAAGGGCTGGAACGATAAGTCCGAATCGGGCATCTATTCCAACGAGGTGGTTAACCTTAACGACAGGCTCGATGTCAAGTCCTTTAAGGGAGGCCCAATCATCTCGGGTATCTACAGAGATATCAAAGACCAGCTTCAGGGCGGAGTTTACAACAAGTCAATTTATGTGATGCTGGGAGATGGCTCCATTGCTAACATCAGCATGAAGGGCGCAGTGGTAGCCACATGGGGAGATTTCACCAAAAAGAGCAAGGCTCGCCTGTCCGATGAGTGGGTTGCTGTTCTTAAACATGAGGACATGAAGAAGGGCTCTGTCAAATACACCATACCCGTATTTGAGTACAAGTCCACCATGACCGATGCCGAGGGCGAATTAGCCGACAAGGCTTACGACATCATGAAGGAATACCTTGCCGGATACTTTGGCAAGGAGACCGAGGAGGAGCTTGTTCAGGAGGTTAGCAAAACAGCGCACCTCGAGCATTTCAAGAACGAGGATAAATACCACTATGCCGCTAAGGAGGTGGCCCCACATCACCAGCAGGAGGAAGAGGAGGAAGATTTATTGCCATTTTAAAACGGAAGTTTTTTTAATTACCATTCTAATTCATAACTTTGGGAAAATAATTGATTATGAGTACCAAAGTATGTTTTAAATGCGGTGTTGATAAACCACTTTCTGAATACTATGTTCACAAGCAAATGGGCGATGGGCATCTTAATAAATGCAAAATATGCACAAAAACAGATGTCAAAAAAAGATCTGATGATTTGTCTTTAAATCCAGAATGGATAGAAAGCGAGAGAAAAAGAGGAAGAGAAAAGCATTTTCGTCTCGGCTATAAAAGCAAATCAAAACCAGAAACTCAGCAGAGATATAGAGAAAAATATCCTGAAAAATACAAAGCAAAAGGCGCATCACAACATTTGCCAGTGCTCGTAAAAGGAAATCATCTTCACCATTGGTCTTACAATCAAGAACATTATAAAGATGTGATAGAAATAAATCCAAGGCATCATTTTAAGGCGCATAGATTTATAGTGTACGATCAAGAAAGAATGATGTACAGAAGGTTTGATAACAACACGCTTCTTGACACAAAAGAAATCCACGAAGAATTTATTAATTACTGTATAACAGAGTTAGAAGATTAAAAACAAAAACTCATGGGAAGACCAAAAGGGCAAAGCACAATGGAAAGCTGGATGATAGCCAATGGTAAGGCAGGCGAGCATTTCTATTCAGATAAAATGGATAGACATTTAACTGCTATATCAACTCACCACGGCCGTAAAATTATAACCGAAAGGTTAATCACCATTACGACTGGAGGTAAGGAGCCAAAATCAAAATACATAACTAAAATAACATTGTTATGACTATACTACTATTTGAATGTCAAAACCATTCATTGAGCTGCCAATTTTATTTTTCATTTCTATCCATTTCTATTGGAGAAACAGAAAGAATGCTTTTTGGAATATGGAAAGATGGAGAAAGATGGGAAATTCATTTTATGTTTTTTAAATTTTCTTTTTAATATGAACTTATACAACATCACCCAAGAGCAGCTGTCCATTCTCTCCTTCCTTGAGGAGAATGGCGGCGAGCTGACCCCTGAGGTTCAGGAGGCAATGGCAATCACGCAAGAGCACTTCGAGAAAAAGGCCGAGGCGTACAGCTACCTCATCATTAAGATGGAGGCAGAGTCCGACATGGTAGCCGCAGAAATCAAGAGACTGCAGGCCCTTAAAAAGTCTAAGGACAACAACTCAGACAGATTGCGTGAGGCTTTGTCTGTTGCCATGGTGGCATTTGGAAGGGAGGACAACAAGGGCATTAAGCGTTTTGAGACTCCGACACTGAAGCTATCTACACGCAAGAGCGAAAGCGTTCAGATTACAGACGAGAAATCCATCCCTGCCCAGTACATGGTAGTGAAGCAGGAGGTGAGCAAGACCCTGATCAAGGAAGCAATCGCCCAAGGCATCCAAGTAGATGGAGCCCAGTTGGTGACCAAGCAGAGCGTTCAGATAAAGTAAACATGATAGGGAGTTTGCAAATGTGAACTATGTTAATTTTGGTGTTACAATGAGAGAAAGGGTCAGTAATGTTTACTGGCCTTTTTTTATTTAAATGATTTGTATATATTTCCGCCATGAATTTGAAAGTAACAATCACATTCATTGCGAAAGAGGAAGATTGGGACATCTCCTCTATTCTTGATGGGAGAAAGCCCACCGACATTGGTGTTGCAGAAGATATAAAAAAAGCACTTATGGAGGATGGCAATTATGTTATAACACATTCTGATATAATTATAAAGGAAGATAAAGACTCGCTATGAAAATTCTTTTCACAAAAAAATTCGCAAATGGCAGTTATTTAGACATCACAATGAGTGAATATAATCCAATGCTTGACTTTCGATTTAGATATACCAAGAAGCATGGATTGGAGTTCACTTTATCTGTACTGAGATTGTGCATAGAAAAAGTGTACACTCCCTTCCCATGACCAATGCAGAAATAGCAAGAGAATATAGAGATAAATACGGGCCCGAGATGCCCACCCATCAGCTGGCCAGAGTTATGTACCAGCAGAATCCATTGATCTGGAAAGATACAGAGTCGGCCAGATATTCCCTCAGATACATTGAGGGTAAGTCTGGGGCGAAAGAAAGAAAGTATGTATCAAACACCCCTTACTTCATGGAAAATAAAAGACCAGTGAATCCATACAAGCTGCCCAGTTCGTATGCATCTGTCAGGAAGCCTCTCATACTTCCTAAAAGCGTCACCAATATTCTATTATTGTCAGACATTCACATCCCGTACCACGACATCAAGGCCCTCACTGCGGCCATCGATTATGGGAAGGAGAGCCAAGTGGATTGTGTCTTTATCAATGGAGATTTAATAGACTTCCATAGAATTTCCCGACACGAGACAGACTTACGGAAGCGTTCCACAAAGCAAGAGTTTGAGGCCACCGATGAGTTTTTGCAAAAGCTCAGGGACGAGTTCCCGGAGATACCAATCTACTGGCTGAAGGGAAACCATTGCATCCGCTGGGAGAAATATTTACAGCTAAAGGCGGCCGAGATCTGGGACGATAGCCACTTCATGCTGGAAGAGAGACTCGGTCTGAACAAGAAAAAAATCACCATGATAAGCGACAAGATGCTGGTGATGGTGGGGAAATTACTCATCACCCATGGCCACTTGCTTGTAAAATCTGGTGGACTGAAGCCTGCCAAGCGAGCATTTGAAAAGGCTGGCCAGTCCGTTATCATGGGACACCTGCACACCAGAGATTACTACAGGAAAAATAACGCCATCCGAACCGGAATGGGCGAGGCATGGATTACAGGATGCCTATGCGAGCAATCGCCTGACTACAATCCTATTAATGATGGCCAGCACGGCTTTGCCCATATAAAAATTGTTAACAAGGATGGTGATTTTGTCGTGTATAATTACGAAGTTGCGAACGGAAAAATTTCTCTATAAATGATGCTTGATGATATTATCAGGAACTTTCCTGAATCAGAATTTTTAAAGGCAGATGGATTTGATGCTGCCGTGATTGGTCTGGAGGAAAACTCTGGAAAGCTAATCTATAGCGTGAAAAAGATTATTCAAATCATGGTTGATGAGGGCGAGACCGAGGAGGATGCCTTAGATTATTATTATTACAATATTGTAGGGGCCTATATGGGCGATCTCACCCCGATATATTGCTACGACTTTCAGCTTGATTAACAAACTATAAGTACGAATTTAGGTTAATTGTGATTAAATAGATGAGGTGCAAAGGGCCCGGCATATTGTCGGGTTTTTTATTTAATTTCATTTGGTTTTAAATGTATTTAATTTACTTTTGCCCAATGGAATTTTTTATAGAGGACGAGGTGAAGAGGAAATGGCACAGGGTTTTGTCCGAGGATATTATAATGTGCGAGGAGAAGGGAAAGATGGTTCATGTTTTCAGAGCCGGGAAGCCCACCATCTTTACGGCCATTTCGATCGATGGGTTCCATAAGAAATATTTAAAGAAGGAGGAGCGGTTTATCAGAACCAGCTCAGAGCACATTGTCAATATGGACAGGGTTATATCCATGTCCGAGAGAAAGGGAATGTTTTACCTCGAAATGGAGGAGAGCAAGGAGGCCCTGTTAAGAAGGTCTCACCCTTACGCATACATGATTCAGGCAAACGACAAGAAGCTACCCAAGGAAGACTTAGCCAACACCAGCGACCAGCAGAAGTGGATAGATAAAATAATCACCACATACAGCGATTGCAATGCAATTTCTGACATGGTGTTTGAGAAAACTGGAATCAAGCTTACCACAAGGGACATTAGACAGCGTTACAAAAGGATTAAATATGAACATGACGAATCGACACAGAAATGACTTTGCTAAATTCTCTTGCTTTGTTAAGGGAGTTTTGGTTACGGCAGAGGTGATACAGAGGAGCGACAAGAAGCTTACTCATCTCTCAAAGATGTATTTTAATCAGGTGCTTGCTGCCTGTACTAAGTTTGAAAAGTTCTTGCACCAAGGGCTGGGCTCCGAGACCGCAGACCACGAGGACGAGATCAATGGCTCCATTGTGGGCATGGTGTGGAACCTGTTTGAGATGACCCCCGAGGAGAGGGAGCAGTTCATCGACCACATAAACGAATTTGAATTTAAACCAGCTATAGAAAATGATCAAAATTGAAGAGAAGGTTCCGATGCCAGTGATTGGTAGCCGGGGGAGGCAGCGCATCTACCCATTTGAATTAATGTCCAAGGGAGATAGCTTCTTTATACCTGAAAAAACTCCTGCACAATTGAGCAGCGTGGCCTACAACTGGGCCAAGAGGCATGCCCCAGAGGCAAAGTTTATAGCAAAGAGAGAGAAGAACGGGGCTCGAATCTGGCGTTACCAATGAAACAAGAAGTTGAAATGGTGAAGGCTTTCCAAAGAGCCTACGGACATCCGGTTGCCGATAATCCTAAATACTTGTCTGTGGATCGATGCCTGATGCGGCACAATCTTTTGCACGAAGAGGTGAGCGAGCTTCTCGGAGCAATGATAAAAAAGGACTTGGTCGAGGTGGCCGATGCCATAGCAGATTGCTTCTACATTCTCTTCGGAACAGCCGTTGAGTTTGGTATAGCAGACAAGATGGAGGAGGTGTTTCACGAGGTACACAGGTCAAACATGAGCAAGCTGGACGATGATGGCATGCCTATTTACAGAGAGGATGGAAAGGTGATGAAGGGCCCTAACTACAAGAAGCCAGAACTAACCCCAATAATTTTTTCAAAATGATAGAAGCAGAAATTGTAGCAGACAGCATGAACATGGGCGGAGAGCGCATCACCACCTTTGTTCTCACATTCCCACGAATTATCCTGTCCGAATTCAACACTCACAGGATGTTCTCCCGAAATTCGGCCAGCAGCAGGGCTATTCCCTTTGCAAAGATGGTGGAATCGGTAACAGAGAATCCTTTTATCCCGGTGGCTTGGCAGAAGTCTCACAGGGGAATGCAGGGCAGCGACTACCACAACGAGGAAGAATCAAAGTGGCTTGTCTTTAGATGGCTAACTGCCAGAGATAATGCCGTGAAGCAGGCCCAAGCCCTGAACGATTTAAATGTCAGCAAGCAAATCTGTAACAGATTGCTGGAGCCGTTCATGTGGCAGAGGGTAATATGCACATCCACATCGGAGGGCCTGAATAACTTTTTCGATCTAAGGTCGAATGAGGCTGCAGAGATTCACATACAGGAGCTGGCATTAAAAATGCAGGAAGCACTTCTAATGAGCAGCCCGGTTGCCATCGAGGATGGACAATGGCATTTGCCATTCGGGGAGTCAATAGAAGATGCTGTTGCCTCCTGCGCCAGAGTCTCTTACACAACTGTAGGAGACCACAAAAAGTTCACAAAGGAAGAGAATATATCCTTGTGTAAAAAACTTTATGAAAGCAATCATGCCAGCCCGTTTGAGCATGTTGCCATGTCGGCCTCAGACAACAACTATTATTACAATCTAAGGGGATGGATGTCCCTAAGGTATTTAAATGACACACTTGATGGAGGGCTTGATATCGGTTGAGGATGGAGAATACATTGTTGATGGATTTCGCCTACATCCCTCTCAATCATGGCCACTTATGACGGATTTATCCAACAAATGGGTTGACCATCGGGACATCTTTAACAAGGCCCACAAATACACTTTAGAATACAATTCCGGAGAGGGGCCTTGGCTCTACGCAGTTGTAGAAGGGCTAAGAGACCAACGAAATTATGATTTAGAATGGTAGGCAAACTAACAAAAGACGAGAACGGCTGGTGCATTATTCACGAAGAAGCTGCAGGCCCTTATGTATGGGTGAGCCCCTATAAGCTTGCCCCGGATCAGGAATTTCCTCAGGAATGGAAAGAAGGAGATGTTATTGAATTTAAACTTGATGCGCCCTCCTTCGACACCATTACCATAACAGACAAGAATTATCAAACAGCAAAAATAGACATCGTATGACAAGAAGACAATTTGAAAAGGGCATGCAATTGATACTGGCAGCCCTAAGAAGTAGAGAGAAGTTACATCAAGTGGCCATCATGAGTCCGGAATGGAGGAAATTTTACACGGCGGAGTACAACTTTAACCTTTCTAAAAAATGCAAACTGAAAGCAAAAAGATAACCTACTTTCAGGGAGGGGTTGAAGGACTGCATGCAGGCACTGGTCTTCAATGGGTTAGGTTCTTAAAAGACATGCCTAAGCGCAACATTAAGGAGGGGCAGATATCCAAGGCTCATGTACAAAAAATGAAATACATTGATGGCATACAGGTGTATCCTGTATACGGGGAGCCTGCTTATCAGTTTAGCGTAGGGAGCGAGGAAGAGCTGCTGGAAATTCTGGAACCATTGACACCGGAAGAGGCCGAGGCCTACCACCAGCGATAGAATCCATTGCAGGCATTGTATTCTCTTGTGAGATGGCCTGCCTTCGATCTGCGAGACTCTCGGTCTCCTCTGGAATTAATATTCCCCTCAAAGCTCATAAAGAAACTTTCCTCTGGGTAGGTGCGGAACACAATACCAACATGTCCAATCCTGCCCAGAGCTTTGTTGTAAATTGTGAAGTGATCCGGAGAAAGAACAATCTCCTTAGGGACACGCCTCTCTGGCTTAGCCCAAGACATAGCCATTCCATTCACGCCCCTATGCGGAACGCCACACTTCTTCCAGAGGTATATAAGAGTGTAGCTGCACCAAGCCTGTCCCGGAGTTCCTCCAGCAAAGCGTATAATAGAATCAACCTTAGGCCCACGATTATTTACGGGGCCCTCACGGGTTCCTACAAGAAGTTTTGCCTGTTGCTTAATGCAATCTACTTGAGCGACACCAAGGCCGCTATAAGCAAGTGCAAGGCATAAGAGAAGAGTGCGAGCCATAATGTCTGGAAATGATTATCCTTTGTAATGTTGTCTCGCAGCTTGCCGTTGGCCCGGTCTCCAAACACAGCCTTAAATAGCTGTGGAGTGTTGATCCGGAAGCCAAGCGTTCCAATCACCACCACCATATAATATCTGGAGGGAATGGAAAGCATGTCTACATACCTACCAATTGGATACAGGGCTGCGGCCTCGTCATGCAGCCATACACTTACATAATTGTAAATGAGAATAAAGCCAAGGAAATAAACCGGAGCCAGTAGGCCCTCGTGCCATTCCACTAAAAAGTCTTTTATTTTATTCATTTTCCTTGACCTCTATATTTTTTTGGTCTGCTTACCTTTGGCCCAAAAGTTTTTTGAGCCTTGCCCCTCCTTCTTACTCCGAAGTTAATTTTGGCTGTAGATTCTTTACCCTTTTTCATTATAAAATTTATTTATTCCCTGCAAAGGTTTGTAGAAGTAGTTGACTTTCTTGTCATTGATTAAAAAAGTTTTTTATGGTATCCAAAAAAGTTGGAACCGCTCCTTGCCCCTGAAGCCTATTACTTCTTCTTCCTCGGCCTGCCTGACCGGGGTCGTTATTCGGTCTGTTATTACTTGTACCGAACGACACCCTTGTCGTGCTTTCTTGTTTTGGTACTCTTTGAGCTGGCCTTGCAACAGGCTGTACAATGGCAGGAGTTGGCGTTCCACCAGCTTCAGGAGGAAGCATTCTTTTGCTATAACCCGGAACGCTTACGAGGTCTGGAGTAAGGCCATCCTTTGTGCGTTGCCTGTACAAATACATTGTGTCTGGCTGAATCCTTGCATCATACAGAGAAATTGGCGTTGTGGGGTTGATAATTTGAGCCTCAATTTCCCTTTGCTCAAATTTTTCAGGACTCACTTGCCGAGCGTAATCACCAATAGGTAAAATGCCTTTTGTCCTACCTTGATCAGAATCCAGTATTGTTTTAAAGTTCCTACTTTCCCTATCGGCTATAGAATTACGAGCGTTCTGTAGTTTGGCAAAAGCTGCATCGACAGGCATGCTTTTCTTCCTTGACTTGGTTTCGTCTGCCTCGTACATTCGTTTTCCACGACTATCACGGGCATTCTCCATAGCCATTCTTACAGCTTCGCTTCGTGCCACGACATCTGCTGTGTCCTGCCTTGTAGGAGGGATAATTCCACCAATAGGAACAAAGCTGGCAGGAGGATTGTTAAGATTGCCCAAAACGGAGATATTCTTTTTTTCATCTTCTCCTAAAGGAGGCGTAATAAGCATCCCCTCCTCGGCCTTCTGCTTTTCCTTCTTCTTCTTTTCCTGATAATAATTGAACGGAACTAATGGCCCAACCGGAAACATGCTAAACTTTTTTGTCTCCACTACCTTAGGCTTATCCATTGAAGGTGTTTTCACCTCCACCCTTGTAGCATCAACGGCCATTTCCTTTACAGGAGGCTTTATCATCATGCCATCATCGGCCTTAGCTGTCTTTGCTGCCTGCTTAAATTGGCCTGCTGTCGGGGCCCCTGCCTCTCCGGGGCTACGCATACGCTCTCCGCTTCCGGCAGCTATACGCTCACGCTTAGCATGAATGTTGGCATACAATCCATCTCCGGCCTTCTGGTTGTCGTACTTAAACTCCTTTAAGGAATCCACATACTTATCTACCAAGCCGTGCCTGCCGGACTCAATTTGCTCCTTAACCCAAGAAACTTTCTCCTTAGGAATCACGGCCATCAGGCCCTTTGATGATTTGATGAGGATTTCTTTTCCCTCTACTTCAAGTTTATTAGCCATTGATTCCGTATTTACTTAGATAGTCCATTGCGTTCTGCTGTAGCGTGGGCTGGTTCCAGAAGATTGATGTGTCATCAGATCCCTTAGTATATCCATCTACAACTCCCTTCTGCTCGGCATTCTCCTGAGACAAGGCATTCTTATACTGGCCAAATGTGCTTATCATATTCGGGGCCGTGTAAGGCGTAACCTGACGAACGGCCTGCTGGAAATCCCCCACCGGAGTGGCAGACTGAGGAGCAATCATTTGACTTGCCGCCTGTATCAACGGAGCTGCCTTGTTTATCTTTCCAGCTTTTTCAGACAAGTTGCTTAGCTTGGTTAGGGTGTCCAGCTTCGAGGCTTGGCTTGCGGCTTCTTTTGCATTGCCTGCTGCCTTAGCTGCATCTCCTGCGGCCTTGGCCCCCTTAATTCCCTCTCCATATCCGGCATTACCAACGGCCATCCCGGCAATGTTGCCTGCCAGAGGAAGATATGTACCTACGCCCTGAGCAAACTTGCTGTCCGGAGATCCTGCAGAGACACCAGCACCGACACCCTTAGCTCCTTGTTGAATAGCCGTCCCTGTTGATGCGCCCCCCGAGAGAATCCCCCCGGTTATGGCCCCTGCCGTTGTTGCGTATCCTCTTATCGAGTTCTGTTCCCTCATCTCGCTTGCCGAGGAGCCACCAGCCCTTTGCAAGGCATTGTATCCCAAATCTGTCAACTGGTCTGTTGCGCCTAAGGTTAAAGTATCTAACAATCCTTCCCCAGCACCATAAGCTCCGGCTCCTAAACTTTTCCAAAATCGTCCATTTTTAGCAATATCATCGGCCTCCTCGTCATTGTGCATTTTACGCACATACCCCTCACCTACCTCCAGAGTAATGCCTCCATCCTTATGGCTCTTTCCATTGAACTCCTGAACCACCTCCCACTTGCCTCCCGGAACAAACGAGCTTTTCTCGGAAGTTCTCATCACCTTGCCTGCCATAGCATATTGCATAGACTTTATTTCACGGGCCTTGTCGAAGATGGTAGGAGTATTATTCATTTCACCATTACTGATTTAAGTTCTGTAAAAGATCCGTTGGGGTTGGACATGAAGGCATTTGTGACCAATGGTCTCTTCTCCCACACCTTCCACCAGCTCTTGCGCTTGCCCTTGCTCACAGCAATTCTGATTGTGTCCTGAAAGAATATCTGTCCCTTCAGGCTGTCGTTCTGGGTGAAGAGCATGCCCTTATACCTGCCCTCTATGTGGTAAATCTTTTCCACCTTGTTAATAATAACCGTGTCCTTAGACTTCACCACAATGGGAATGTTATATTTTGTTCCGGCCTTGGCGTAGCTCTCGATTCCGTTAAGCTTAACGCCAAAGCTGGTCTTGATGTCCTTTATCTCATTTGATAGCATCATCTTTGAGGTGTTGCCCGATAGGACAATCGTCTCGGTCTGGGCCCTCATCTGGTTGTAATTGTTTCTGGTCGTATCGAAGGAAGCCTTTAAGGCCCCGTTTAACCCGGACACATCTTGCCTGAGCTCCTTATTCTCCACGCTAAGTAGGTGGTGGTTGTAGGCAATCGCACCAAGGATGGCGGCCAGAATAACTAATATGATGCTATTTGCTCTCATTCTCTTCTTGTTCAGCCTTACCAAACCAGCTCTTGAAAATTGGAATAAGTCTTGCCACGCCATACAGCACAGCAATAATGTTAAGAAGAAGCTGAAGAACGGGGTTCCATTCCTCGGCCATGGTTGTGAGCCAGCCGTGCAATGGCTCGTAGAAAGCTACATACAGAACTAAAGGACTATCCTTTACCAGTTCTAATGCAAATAGCTTTGTGTCCAGAATATCATTTATTCCATGAATTTTCATTTATGTTCCTGCTGAGTGGTTTGAAAGAATAAAAACATGTCCAGTAGTAAAAGGAAACGAGGGCGGAGATGTAGAAGATGGACTCTGTGCTTTTATTTATATCATCGCACAAATTGCAAACCCCCAGCAGCCCGGTAAAAACGGACAGGAACACTGTAAAACAATCCAGTATATCTCCGCCCACCCTTTTCATTTCCTATTTGTTCACGAAGAACGGGGAAAGAGCCTCCTCGACATCTTCCCACTTGTTGCCTGCCTGAGCCTGCTTTGGGAAAATGTTAAATAATTCAGCGTAATTCATTGGCTGAACATCGACATCTACCTCCTCTGTAAGCAATGCCTTGTAAGCCTTACGGAAAGCCTTTTCTCCCTCTGCGCTCCACTGAAGCTGCCCATCCTCACGCACAATCTTATTGCCCTCTTTGTAGCAATGATCAAGTCGTAGGTCTTCAACAGATTCTTGGAAGGATTCTACATGTGGTGTAAGCTTTTTTATAACCTTAGCAAGCTTGGCCACAGGGGCATAGTCCTCGGCAGACAATTGGAACTTTGCAACAGCCTCTTGGAAGCTTTGCATTACAAGGATGTTTTTGTTAGTGACAATCATATAAATTATTTATTTGTGCAAATATAATACCTGAAGGCTATCGTTTTTAAATTCTATACGATCAATCCTGCGATTTATTTTACCTCTCTCGGCTGTCAAGTTCCAGCAAATGCTCTCCAAGTCGTTCACTCTTTTCTCTAAGGAACTCTTTAGAACGCTGTCCCGATAAGCCTCGAGCGATATCAGGGTGAATAAAATCAAATAGATTAGGCTATCCCTCTCGAATTTCATTTTCTTGTATAGCTTACTGCCAAACTTTTAATAGACTTCTTTCCACGGCATCCCCAAGCCTTGCGTGAAAGAGCATTGGCACAGGGAGGATTGGCGCACTTCTTTATACCAGAGGATCTGGCACAATAGTTATCGCCCTTTGGTGTCCCCGGAGAAATGGAATAGCCCTTTGCCCCGAAGGAACGGGTCTTGCCATCAATCGTTGCTGTGAACTTTTTTTCTGCCATGATTTATGAATGTGTTTGCCGTAGCAAGCCACGGCTGTGGAAACTTAAAAATGTAAGCGAGGCTTTGAAAGCAATTTGTTGAGGCCATACTGCTGTAGCCCTGCGTTAAGTATGTCCAATAGCCAGCGTCATACTTGTTGCCAAGGAGGCTGTTAAACCTATGCTCGCTATAGCCGTATATGTTTATGACAACAAACTTACGCTCCCTGAATAGCTGCTCTTCTTGCCACTTCTCTAATGTCTTTGTGACACGGAAGCCGGACACATCACTCTCGCAGATGTATAGTTTGTTGTTAAACGAGCGTACAAGTTGGCAATGGTTGTAAGGACTTTTCGTAGCCCATCTAATAGCCTTCCAATACAATTTCTGGAGCCATGTCCCCTTCTCATTTCTGACAAGTATGATGCTCCAGTCTTGCATGGCCTTAGTTAAATCTCCCTTCGGAATCTGCCCAAAGAATCTTTTGCTCCACCATATCAGCTATAACGACAGGCACTGAGAGCATCTGCATATAATACTCGTACTCTGTCATCACCGCATCAGGAGAACCACAAGGCACAATCACTCCATTGGCATCCACACAAGTGGTGTTGTCGGCAATTAGAGGGACAATCTTTGCAGGGATGATTGTGATGGGGGCATCTGTTGTAGGCTCAAAGTAATCCACTTGACAGATTAGATTTACAGCCTCCCCAATAAATGGCAATGCCCCAATATTAAGCGCAGCCATTGTTGCTGTCCTTTTGAACCCGTACACAGGCTCGTTGGAGATTGGTACTATAATTAAATTGTTGCTCATAATATTATGCGATTGGTTCAATAAGTAGATATGCCACTGTTGATGTATCTCCTGATGCTACTGTAGTAGTATTATTTCCTCTATAAGATGTAATTGTAAAACTAACTCCATTTGTTCTTGCGGAGACTTTTACCATTCCGTATTCAGTACCTGAGTTACTATTACCAGTAAGAAATACACGAGTGTTGGTGGTTATTGAAGCATTGCTCACTGTAACAGTGCCAGCAACAAGCGTTGCTAATCCCATTCTGCAGTTTGCAGATGCACTTGCTGTTGCATCTTTAATTGCAATTCCAGAACCAACTGTAAGGAATGACAATATACCACTTGTTGAGCTTAAAGTAGCAAGTTGTATATTGTTCCCATACCAAGAAAAAACATTAGGTGCCGCTGATGGCGCAGAAAACCAAAAGTTATTGGTATTATATCCAATGGCATAATCTGTACTTCCATTTGCAAGTCCATTTTTAATTACAATTTTAGAACCTAAACTTCGAGTTGTAGTGATGGATGGAATTGCTGCACCTCCATCATTAAAGTAAATTAGATTACTTGATGTGGAATTCATACTTAAATAGCCCGGAGTTGTAGTTTGTCCAAGAAATAATCCGTTTCCCTCAGCAATATTTGCTTGGAAAAAGCCCAATCTTATTGGCGAAGGAGTTGTTCCTCCGTAAAAACTAATTTTTGTATTTGCTGCTGCAGAGGATAGCCACATCTCTGCATTTGTAGATGAATATCCAATAGCATAATCTGTATTGGATACATTTCCAGATGGAGCAATAATAATTCTTGTCCCAGCATTTCCTCCTATTTGGTTTGTTGGTACATTATTACCAACTGCTGGGAACGAAAGCAAATTGCGTGTTGTTCCTCCCATTGCAAGGGTTGCAGAAGCATATGTCGCATTACCAACATTTACCTGAGCCTGAAAGGTCTTCGACCCTACAAAGGTTTGAGTGCCTTCAAGTAAGGCAACAATTCCTGCTATATTTGGAAATTGAACAATTTTATTGCTTACTGTTGCAAGTGTCTCAATTTGCGTATAAGTGTTTTCCCCGGAATTCTCTATTCTTAAATTACCCGATTGAGCAAACCTATTAATAAAAACAGTGTTTTGGAAAGTCTGTGCAGTTGTAAATATTTGAGTAGAAGCGGAATTTGTTAAAGCTACCGTTCCCGATGAATTAGGAAATGTAACAGTTTTGTTGCTTGTTCCTGCTTGTGTCTCAAGTGTTGTGTATGTGTTTTCAGATGCACTCTCTATTCTAAAAACACCAGCACCACCCCCACTCCATTTATTAACACTAAGAGTAGTGTTAAAATTTTGAACAGATGTAGTAAAATTATTTTGCCCTGAAATAGTTTGCGTGGCGTTGGTTAATGCTACAACTCCTGCTAAATCAGGAAATGTTATTATTTTATTTGCTGCTGTTACATTGGTTGCTAATACCGTATATATAGTATTAGTGGCATTCCCTATTCTAATAGTTCCAGCATTAAATGTGTTTAACCCGGTAAATATTTGAGTTCCTGCTGTGGTTACATTTCCCGTTCCGGTTGCTGTCCAAATTAAGTTACCTGAAGGGCCGTCTGTAGAAAGTACCAATCCCGCCGATGCGGCTGGTGCTTGAGGCCAATAGTAATTAATATCAACAGCACTTTGAGAAGTGCTTCCTTGAATAATTGTGCGGCCAGCATTTGATGAATTACAAAAAATCAATTGCCCCGTTGGTGCTGCCCCTGAAACCCCCACAGTAACGGAAGAGTTGAACACTGCCGCCCCTCCGGTTAAAGAGGCTCCGGTGCTTTCTTTTATTATCTGTCCCGTTGCGCCGAACACGGCAAAGTTACCATCTATAACTGAGCCAACTGGCCCTACAACATCTCCCCCAGATGCTGCGGAGAATGCGAGGTAGTCGGCATTGCTTATAAGCCCAGCCGTTACGCTTGATGCCGAGGCAAGAGGAATGTTTAGCGTGTGTGTCGCTGTTGAACTATCCCAGTTTGGAGCGAGTCCTGATGAGCCGTTGGCAAAGAATTGCGTTTGAGCATTTAGCCCGTTCAAAGAAGTTAGACCGGACGAGAATGTTGTTATAACTTGTGCTAAGTGCGGCCCTTCTGTGTGGAGGGTGATAGTTCTGTTGCCGTCTGTATTTCCGTAAACTCTAATTACAAGTCTGTCTATAAGTGTTAATACCGTTGAAGGAACTGAAATAGATGAAACATATAAATCTATTGTACTTGTTCCAATAATTTCATTTACAGAAGTGCCTATAGAAGTATAATTAGTCCCATCATACTTTAACAGTTCAATATAAAAAAACGGATTTCCGGTAGTATTTTGAGCCGAAAAATAAAGGTTTATGTCCCACGCTCCGGCAGGGATGTTTAATAAAGATGGGTCGTTTGCATCAGTCATAAACTGAGCCATTAACGCTGCCGTATTATCTATAGTGAAATCAGCTCCTAATCCAATTGCAGGCACTCTATTCATCTGCTCATAGCCTACCACTGATGAGGGGACGGAGCCGTTCAAATAATAACTTACAGCCGTTCCCCCTCCTCCTGCTGTGGGAAGAAGAGCAAGCGTTCCGTCTCCACGAACATATTGAGAGGCCGTTCCTGCGCCTGTGACAGTGAATGTTCCAGATGTTGTAATGGTCGGGATACTAACACTAAAGGCAGAAGGCATTGTAAGGCCAACGCTTGTTACCCCTGTATTAGATAGCGTACCAGCGGAAAAGGAAAGCCCTGTGCCTATTGTGGCAGCGGAAATAGCCGTGCCGTCTCCTTTTAGGAGTCCCGTTACACTTGTTGTAAGCGTAATTGCAGCAGCGACAGTGGGCGTGGCTACAGTGCCTGCAAATCCGTTTGCTGTAACAACAGAAACAGATGTCACAGTTCCGCTTCCTCCTCCACCGCCCCCTGATGGAACAGACCAGTTGCCTGTAGAATCAAGATAATAGGTGGCATCGTTTGGCCCGTTTGGAACAAGTCCGGGAAGAGATGCCCCAGCATCAAAGCTGTTTATTAAGGCCGTGGCCTGAGTACTTGTTAGATAAACCGGGGTGTCAGCAGAGGCAGTGTTGTTTCCTATAAAGGAAAAGGCATCTGCATCGGCCATCTTATCAAGCGTTACCTTGCCAGCACCAATCAAAAACTCTCCGTATGGAGTTGCATCGGTGTTAACCGTGTAAGAAATATCTCCTCCAACATTGCCCCATATCAATCCCGGGTTCGGGTCTATGCCATTATTGTATGGCATGAGAAGCGATCCGGAAGCACCTACAGGAAGCCTTACTAAGTTATTGTCTCCGGTGGATGTTAATAGGTCTCCGATGTCTGTAAGGGCCGGAGGGTTAGGACTTGCAAGACCAATGATTCCATCCTCGCTTAAAGTGAAATCATTTGTAAGGGTCATCTGCTGCATAGGCCCCTGATCAGCATCAAACCTGCCAAGCAATATTGGCCTCGCAGTATTTAAAGCACTATCCGGAACATTAGCAAACTTTGCATATGTCACCGCCCCATCGGCAATTGTAAATGTGGCCGTATTGGTAGAACCAACAAGAGACCAAAGAGCAGTTAAGTCTCCGGCAACCACACTCTGAACAGCCTTCGCACTGGTATTCCCCATGTAAATAAGGGAAGTGTTGAGAGCATCGCTCATCTTGGCATCCAGAGCGGCCTGCAATCCAGTTATTTTAGAAATTGCAAGAGCAGGAATATCCAAGGGAACTAAGGCCCTGAAACTTGGAACCTCCTCAACATTTGTAGGAGGCCCTGCAAACACATAGTTAGCAGTTGCCGAGTCCCAAGAAAGTCCAAGCACTCCATCATCAATAACAGGAGATCCGCTCACCACAAACTCAACCGGAGCAGATAGCCCAACACTTGTTACAGTGCCTCCGCTTGTGGCGGCCTGAGTAGAGATGCTTGTAATCCTTCCGTAGCTATCGACAGTGAATGTAGGCCAATTGGTTGTGTTACCATATGTTCCTGCGCTCACGCCGCTTGTAGGCAAATCTGCTACAACAATCTGGCGAAAGCTTGGTGTGCCGCTTCCTGCATTAGGGGCGGCAAGAAATGTCTTAGCCGCTTGGCTTTGAAGAGTTACATTGATTGTGCCTCCTGCCCCTGTTAGTGGGCTATTGGCTACGGAAAATATTGTAGGAGCAATTGTTAGCCCTACAGAGTTTATTGTTCCTGTAGAGCTTGCAACGCTATTCACTTGCGCCTGAAGCTTGCCAATGGCCCCTACAAGGCTATCAGTATTTAATACAGCAGCATTAGAGCCAAGCGTGTAGCTTGTAAGTATAGAGGACTGGGAAAGATATCTCCCATCAAATAATGTATCGGCTGCGCTGATTCCTAACCCGGCAAGCGTTGTAGGCTTGTTTGTTAAATTAGTCCAGCTAACAAAACGCATTCCGCCATCCCATCCAAAGAACTGGCCCGTGGATCCGGCCGGAATTACATCCTGCTTTAAATTAAAAGCATCAAAAAGCGGAGAGTTATCGTCAACAGCCCCTGTAAGATTTGCAAATGTGATATCCGAGATGCTGGCCTTGTTAAGGACGCTCAAATATTGAGCATATGTTAAGTGCCAATAGTCTCCGCTATTCAATCCAGACAAATCGTTATGCAGCCCCACATATGTTTGTGTAGGCGTGAACGAAAATGCAACTGGATAATATGGAGGAACTGGAATGTCCAGCAACTCGCCTCTATTAATTAGAGCCGTGAGTGCGTTAAGCCTAACCTCTTGGGAAAGACTTTCATCGTTTGCCGTAGTTCTTAAAGACGAGAGAAGGGAGGCCGTTTCAAAGTCTCCCCTCAATGCTAAATCCTTTATTACTACAGCCGACTTAGCATTCCATTCGTTAAGTCCGTCAAGAAATGTTCCTGTTGCCATTTAACAATTACAGTTACAACCTAATTTATTACACTCTTGTCTAATCTCATCAATAAGGGCCATACCTTGTATATAAGCCTCATCTGTACCAACCTCAAAGGCACTTAGAGCGCCAATGTATTTACTATATAATGAAAGATATCCCTCGTCACAATCTCCGCATATAACGCTCTCAACAAAGGCAAAGCGGCTCTTGTTAATGCAGTTTATAATTTCTGGATCAATTATGATTCCTCCTGCGGTTGCGTACCAGCTAATGTCTTGGCTTGCGTATTCAAAAATAGAATCACCCTTTCCCTCGATGTCTTCAAAGATTTTATCGGTGGGGCTGGCAATCAAGAACATTTGATAAACCCCTGTCTGGTCAATAGGTAAAACATATTCCCATTCCACAGCCGTTGGATCAACGGGGGTGGGGAATATGGTGTGTGGAACATTTGTATCAGTCCACACCCTGTATGCCAGCCAAAGCTTTACCTCAGACCTCTTAGCCCTATTAGGATCAATTATTGGATTGTCCTCTGGGTTATATCCTCCCGGATTTGTATCCTCGTTATACTCCCCTGTGTTATCCGCAACAGTGATTGTAGAATTGTCCGAGGCAAGATCAAATGTTCCCCAATTTAATTTGAGCAACTTGCTTGTATCGTCCGAAAGAACTGTAGCAAATACACGAGTTATGCCAGAGGTGACAAGGAATGGGTTTTGCTGAATAACATTTGCAAATGAGTAGGCTATTCCAGATGTCTCGATGAATGCCCTATCAGCAATAGTTGTGGGAAATACAGTGCTAACGCCACTTGTTTCAAAAAAAGTATTTGATGAAACTACGCTGGGGAATACTTGTTTTACCCCTGCCGATGTAGCGAATGCAATTGTATATCCCACAGCTAAAATATTTAATTAGTTGCTCCTACATTAAAAGCGGAGGCCGGATTGACAGAATACCCAGCATCAAGCAATGTTGCGTTTGCTGTATTTGCTGTCACCGTAATCACTTGATCCATGAATTCGTTTGTTGTAAAACGATACATAGTAGATTGAAGCAGGGCACTTGATGTAGTGTCGCTTGGAATAATTGTAGCAAGCAGCCAAATGTATTGAGGAAACTGATCCCAGTTTGCAAAAAATGTAAGGCCGTTATTGTTACTTAAAAAGTTATTAACAGTTTGAACCCTAAAATTTACGCCCACTATTGGACTTGCAAAGCTAACAGGAGTACCAACTTGGCTATACCTTTCTATCTTGCTTTGATTAGTTCTAATCGTGCTGTATTCTCTTTGAGTTGGATTGGTTCTCCAAGTCTGGAAATTAGGCATTAAGATAGAACCAGTGGTGGTGGAAGTTTTGCTTGTCTTTACACGAATGTAAAACTGCTCATTGCCCGTAACAAGACTATAGGAAACACCAAGCTCCCTATTAGTCATATCGCCTCCAGTGCCAAGGATGGTTCCAATAAGGTTGATTGTAGAAGTGCTGATTGATGCAATCTGGCCAATCAAAACTGGATTTGCACTTGCATCCCAGTAAAATAAATATTGACCTGCCTCAAATGTACCAACAACGGTGGCATTGGCAACAACAACAGTTCCGGATGGAGTTCCAGAAACGGTAAAGCCAGAATGAGTAGGGGCCTCTATAACTTCTGTAATAGAAGCTCCATTGCCGTTGCCATCGTTACTACTTGCAAGGGCAGTATTATTGGCATTAACTCTGGCATATTTTATCTCTGCTAAATAATTTGTAGTAGCTGGCATTTTTTTAAATTAAAGAAGTGTATACCCTGCATTTACCAATGTCTGTCTGCTAAAATTAATAGTGGCAACCAAACTTTGATTAAATACTGTTTTTGTGAAAAGATAAAACATGGTACTCTGAGCCAGCTCAATGCCATTATCTCCATAAGGATTAATCTCAATCCAGATGTAATTTGGAAGCTCTCCTAAAGACCAGAATGTGTCCTTGTTAGAAGAGATTTTAAACTGATTTAAAGTACGAAATGTAAATGGAATATTGTTTTCGGTTGTCGGAGTAGAATCTACAGAGATGATATCTCCCGGATTACTATACCTAACCAAATTACTCGAGCTCGGGTTGTTCAAACCATTAAGCCCTTGAGTATTATTTGGAAGCCTCCACTCATTGAAGTTTGGAATCAAGGCTTGTGTAACAACTCCATTTGAATTCCTTGATGTTACTGACACCGGAATGCGAGCATATATGGATTCAGTGCCCCTTACAATTGTTCTGCTACTACCAGCATGCTTATTTGTTCTTTCAAACAAGGCGGTCTCCGTAAGAGTAAGTGTGGAGTTGTCTCCAATGCTTGCGATTTGTCCAATTAATTCTGGAGAACCATTGGCATCGTAATCATATAAATAATCCCCGGCCAGTAATTGACTGAGGAATGTAGTATCAGTACCAGTTACCGAAGTAGATTCTGTTGTTGTAATCTTTCCTGTGATTAAGGAAACCGGATTAATAACATCCTCTAATACGGATTCACTCGTGCCTCCGTTGTTTGTAATTGCAATTGCACGATTAGCATCAGTTATTCGGCAATAAGTAATCTGTGGAACAATAAGCATGGTGAAGCAAATTTAAGAATTATATACTAATAATTTTGATAAGTGTATGTGAGCAAATTGTCAGCAGTAACTGTATCATTTATAGCAGCACTCTGTCTGAAAGAAACTTCTTGATAAAAGGCCAAAAGAATTTGAGTTTTCAAGGAGAAAGCAACGCAGCCCCTTTCAATATCGTCCGAAAGAGAATTCAAATATTTCTGGTAAAGACTTGATATAGAATCCATTTTAAATCGATTTTAAAACTTGCTCCTTGGAAACTATATTCTTTATCTTTTCTTTCAACCAATCCAGCGTTTCCTTGGTTTCGGCGTACAAATTACGCAAATTTTCTGAACACTCTTGTAGTGAATTTTCTATAACTGCATAGTTATCAATCATTTTGTTAACCAATTGTATAGTAACTTGCTGATCTGGAACTATTATCACATCAATAAAAAACTCCTCAAGGTCATTTCTCACAAGAAAATCATAGCCCTCCTCGCTGCATATTATAATCATTGGGCCAAAATTCTCCATATGTAAATGGGCCAAGGCAATCATTTCAAATAACTTATCGAATGGTATCTCGCTCCCAGAGAACCATTGGCATCCGCATTTATTATATTGTTCTTGCATAATGAGATACAAGATTATAAAAAAACAAAACCCCATGCAATACACGGGGCTTGTTCCTAATGGTCAAACAAAACACATTCTAATCTTCTACGCTCGAAGAACTTTTTGGTTTCTTCGGATTGGGGGTTTTGCGAGAATCCTCACGCAACCACTCGAGGATATCCTGCTTCCATTCCGGATTGCTCTTGAAGAGCCCGTAAATTTCAACAGCCTTCTCCTCTGAATTACCACGGATCGGAGTTGTAAACGAGCCAAGCAAATGGTTGTCGTTACGCTTCAGATTGGTTTCACTTAGAATCAGCTTTCCGGTATTGATGGCATCGACAATTAAATCGATGTCCTCTATTTCACTCAGGTTGCGGAACATTTTCTCTACAAAAGAATATCCAACATCAGAAGTTAACAAACCAGCAATATACCCACGAACTGACTTAGGCGAATTATGTGTCGGCTTGTTAAGCAATGCCCTATTATATTCCATTGATTGGGCAAGTCTCTTTAACTGAGCATCGCTTACATTAAGCACAGCATTTTGAATAGCCGTTCTCCATGTAATTTTCTTCATGCTATTGTCGGCAGTCTCTTCAGGATCGTCCATGTAGAATTTCCAATTTTTGCTGCCGTCTTTTTTCATTTCTGGATGAAGTTGAATAGCGTAAAAATCTTCAACATCTGAAGGATTATCTCCATTAAAAATCATTTCACCTTCCTCAAAAAACCTGTCTCTCCAGATTGGAGTGTTGTCAACAGAGTTATAACCCTGCATGAACCCAACTTGAATAATTTTCCCTCCATCATTTACATTCCAAGGAGAGGGAATCCATCTTGTTGCAACACGCTTCGATACCATGTTAACTCTTCCTGCAATTGGAGCAGTGCTGTCCATGCTGGCGAATTGAGTTTCCTTTACGCTACCCCAAAGAGTTGGGTTAAGAACTATCTTTACAACCTCTCCGGGCTCGAGCGGCCTAAGCTTAGACTTTAGATTGTCTGAATAATTGTTGTACTCTCGTACAAGGATTTGTGCACCTATCATATTTATTTAATTAAGTTTCTACAAAAATAAAGGGGAGCAACAAATATGCCACTCCCCTTTGGAAAAAAGTTTCGGACTAAATTACCCGATGGCAACAGTTCCTCCGAAGAAACACTTGTAAGCAAGCATTACTTGTACGGCGAAATCCTGACGCATTGTCACCTTGTAGTTCTCTTTGCCGAGCTCAGCACCAGCCTGATTGTACACACGCTTCATGACCTTAGGGCCACCAACGGTTACAGGAGCTTCGAGCTGAAGGATACGGAACATTGGAGCCTCTACAGACTGAGTGCGAGAAGACAGGCCAGACTGAACCTTAACCTTAGTATCAGGAACAACCATGAAACAGTTAGCATAGTAATTGTTCTGAAGGCTTGATCCACCATTATTCGGATTGAAAATCTTTGGATGGTTCAACTCGTTAAGCTTCTTCATAGTGTAAGTAGCTTCAGAAGAGGCGAACTCAGCGAAACCAACACCAAGACGAGCACTCTCATCGGCCTGCTGGAAGTAACGGATACCGTAAGCAAACTTAGTAGAGAAGTTGTTCTGAATGGTATCAAATACCTTAGCACCCAACCACAAGTCACGCTTAGTACCAGCTCCACGGTTACGAAGCTGATCGTTGATTGTGATGAAGTCATTCCACTGAAGAGCTCCCGGAGCATAGTCAGCAGTAAGACCAAAAGTCTGGATGGTTTTGAAGATACCCATAGTAGTAGTCATGCTATTACCATCAGCATCAATAAGAGTTTCGCCAGTTCCCGTAAGAACAGATGCCATCTTCTTCAAATCATCCTGCACATAGGCATCGAGAAGAACTCGAGGAGCGATGATGCTCTGGCCATTTGCAAGAGTGAATTCAAAAGTTTGGTTGTAAGCGTTAGTTGGAAGAGGGCCAGCAACGGTTTCCATAGTCTGGAATTCAACACCGAAGCGGCTCCATCCACGCATAGAGCCAGTTCCAAAATTGGAGTTGGCATCTCTTACGCTACCAAGCGGACGAAGAACATCACCAGCGGTTACATAAGTAGAGAGGGCCTTACCAGTAGTAAGAGCTACATTAATTATGTGAGTTGATGCGCCAGTATCAGACGGAAGGGTTACTGCGGTAACAACCATTTGTACGCCCGGATCATTGGTAGAAAAAATCTGACCAACAGTGGCGTAGTTAAAATACTTTGCAGGGCTACCAATTGAAGTGGGCTCAATAATAAGAGTACCAATATTGGTTGGGCTTCCCGGAGTAACAGTTTTAACGGTTACATTGGCAACAACTGAATCTTGTTCAGCGTGATACACATTGATAGTGTCAGAGGCAACACCAAGAAGACCACCACCAGCGATCAAGTCTTCAAGAAGACCATCCTTCAGATAGTTAGCATCTGGTACACGGGACATAATCTCCCGGTGGAATTTACGGGTAAGGGCAACGGTATCTGCGAAGATACTAAAGGTTTGTTCTCCCGCCGACTGAGGGGAAATCGCACCATTGCCATAAAATTGCTGATTCATTTTTTAGAGTAGAAAAAATTGTAGGACAAAGTTAATTAAATTTTTAATCCCGTTATAGCTGCATCTCCAATATTAAATGGGGAAACAACTTGCTGGGAGTAAGGATTGGCCGGGGATTGTTGCAAATCTGCTTTATTTGTCAGGCCATTTTTGAAGTTTTCAAATGCTTCTGCCACAATTTTCTCCTTATAAGAGTTAAGAATGTTCGGCAAATCCTTGCGAAGTTGACGATATTCTGCAAGCTCTTTTAAAAGAGAAACATTGGGATAGACATTATTGTCTTCAGACACAAGCAACGGAAGCTGATCTACAGCAAGCGTATTAATCATTTCTCTTAAAGCATCTTCACCAACAGCCGGAATGTCAATTCCCTGAGGAATATTTTCTGGCGCAGACGGTTTAATGTTTTTTAAACTCGCCTCTATGTGGTTAAGGAGACTTTGCTCGTACTGCCTCATTGCTTCCTGCATATCTGCTGGAGCATCATCCGCAGCTTGGTCATCAGACGGTGCTGAGTCCATTGAGTCTACCTCCTGTTGAAAGTTGCCGCCAAGAGCAGCCTTAATACTGGCCTGTCTGTCGATGCGAGCGTTACGAAGCTCATCTGCCTTTGCCTTTAATACAGCAAATTCATATTCATCCAAACCAAGATTTTCCTCAATCAAAGGCTCAATATCTGGATTGTAGTTCCTTTGAAGGTATTTCCTAAATGCAGCATCACGGTCGATGTCCGGATTAGCTGCAAGGACATTTTGATTCTTTTCCTCGAACTCCATACGAAGCAGGTCGAGAACGGGCATATCCTCGTACTCTCTTCCAAGCTCCATTAGGGCGTTCTTGTCTTGCAATACTGCAGCGGCTTGGTCTGGAATTCTTTCCACCACCTTGCTTTGGGAAGACTCGAGCTGCTGGATCTTGGCCATCAACTCCTCAATGGTTGGCTGGGCCTCCTGCTGCTCTGCTACTACTTCTTGCTCGGCCCCTGTCTCGGGACTGCTGGCTACTGCCTCTTCTTGTGGGGTTTCCGCCTCCTCCCGGAAGTCAAAAACGAAATTATCATCTATATTCATATTTACATAGGTTGCTGTTGCTGTTGCTCTGCAGCCATTTGTTCGGCCATCATTTGCTGCTCCTCAGGGGACATCTGTTCTTGCATTTGCTGTTGTTCCTGCTGAGCCGCCGCCTGTTCCTGCAACATCATCTCATCCTCAGGGGTTGCCCCCATCTGCCCCATCTGGGCCTGCTGAGCCTGTTGCATTTGCTGCTGCATTGCTTGCTTCTGTTCGTCAGTGGCAAATATCATCATTAAAGGCATAATCTCATTAAGCTTTTTAGCTCCATTTGTAGTTGGAGATTCTATTATAGCCTTTGCCACTTCCTTAATGATTTCCCCCTGCACCTTTATCTTCTCAATATTCTCCTTGCCAGCCTGTGCCTGTGCCGCTGCCTGAGCCTGCATCTCTGCATTCATCTGAGACTGCTGCTGTGCGCTTTGCATTTGCTGCATCTGGCCCTTCTTCTGTTGCAATGCCAAGTAAGCGTAAGCCTGCTTGTAATTGTCAATCATTTTAATGAAGGCAACCTGATCCAGAGTAATGGTTCCTGCTGCCAATGCTTGGTTTGCCAATGCATATAGCTCGCCCCATTGCTGCTCTGTTGGAAGAGGGGTGCATTTCAAATTAGGAATAATCTCGTTTGGATTTCCCCCATCAATTGAAAAAACCTTATCCTTCACCACGCCCTGACCTCCGTTTGCAAGAAGGTCGTACATGATGTTCTCCCAAAGGTTTTGATATAGCTGCAGCTTTGCAAACATCAGGCCCCGAAGAACATTATCGCTTCCGGACATCTGGGACTGAGTAACAAACTTACCCTGCTCCGATCCCGGGGCCGCACCAAACTCTACATTTGGAATACCAACAATATCACGCAGGAGATTGATGTGTTGCGTAAGGAGGCTGAATAGCAATTGCAAGTTCTGGCCTCCCTGATTGGCAATAATCTGTACAATAGATTTCCCAGACGAAGTGGCTATACCACGCAACATCCCAGAATCTACAGTGATGAGACCCTTAGTAAGGGCCGTTGTAATCAAATCATCTTGTGTGATTTCCTCGTCATTCTCCTCTGTAGCAAAATCGGCCAGAGCCGCCTTGTCAATTACAGTCATCCACGGAATAAACTCCTTGGTGTAAGTGTCAATCTTTTCTACGGTTTGCTGGATGATGTCGAGATGCTTCTTGGCCCTGTCAATTACAGACTTGGTCTGGCCCTGTATCATGTTTGCCTGATACATAATGAAGCTTCCATATGTCTTGGCAGGATTAGACCTGTAGACATTCCTTGGATCCTTTGTGATTGGCTGGCGGATAGATTCCTTCACGCCATAATCGTAAACCATTCCAGTGCCACAGATGTACTTGCCTCCAAATACATTCTGAGTCTTGGTCTTCATTAATGTCTTAGAGCCTTTCTCCTCCTCGTTGCCTGATTTGATTTGGCCGTCTTTAGTGAGCATGCCATACAAATCATCTGTACTGATAAACTCAAAGTACATTACAAGGGCGTAGTCCACATATGTGCTGGAGTATACCGGAGTGCTTCCCTCTGAGAATGCGCTCCATGTGTACAGCCAGTTGTACATTAGGTCAAACCTTCCTCCCCTGATGCGCTCCATCTCTTCCTTGTTCAGGAATCCGGCGGCATCAAACATCACCTTTGTGATAGGTACTGGCTCAATAGTATATGCAAACACCACATCTCTGGCATCCTCCACCATGGAGAAACTCCATCCAGAGTTCAATGGGTCGAGTCTCTTAATAACTCTCTTACCTCCTGTGCGGTCAATCCAATATCCTCCGGTGGATGTGATGATGAGATCGTTGTCCACCATCTTTGCAAGCACCTCCTGCTTAGACTCGTTGCAAACATATTCAATACCAAGCTCCAGATTCATTTCTTCTTGAAGCTGTGGGGCCATCTGCAATTGCATTTCGAGGTCAGACATGTCCACAGGAATCTGAGCAGGATCGATGCCCAACTGCTGGGCGAATCCTTGCATCTCGGCTCCTCGCTTCTGCAGCTCCATGGCCACCTGAAGCTTGAACTTTGTATCGTTCTTGCGGCTCTGGGACAAGGCATCAATCATTGTCACATTCGGCTTGAACTGAATGCGATTCATCTTTCCGTTAATGGCATCCACCATGGAAGGAGCTATATGCACATTCCTTAGATCGGCCCCGGGAAGCGTGAAAGCATCATTGCCCGAAATGTTTTCAATAGGGCGGATTGTCCTAAGGACTGATTGGTTTGCCAGAGCATATTGATAGTTCTCGGCCCATCTTCTTCGAGGGCTATTGAATGTAGCCACCTGTTGTAAATGAAGCATCTCCAGACCTCGTGCAAACTGAAGCCCGTATTCTGGTTTGTTCTTTTCGGAGAACGGCTTATTTAAATCTGGTGCAAACATTTACCTTCTGATTTTTGTAGCGAAATCAACCCAATTCTGTGGAAGTACTGATTGTTCTTGCGGAAGGACTGGATATAATCCGCTTGTAACTGGAGTTGCCCCGGGCTCCATATTAGCATTCTGGGGAACCATCATTGTAGGAGCTGTTCCACTATATGGATTATAAGTAGGTTCATTGTTTTGAGTAAACCATTGATTTTCCATGTAAGGAGTTTTACCTACAATTGGTACAGCAACATTATTAGGGTTGGTGTTTGGGAACTCATCTACTTTTGGAGCACCCGGAGTTTTTGGAGAGCCAATAACAAATGAATTCAATCCAGCTCCTGCAAGACCCTGTATAAAGTTGTTCCAGTTTTGAGCCTTGGCTCCACGAAGAGCGGACACAGCCTTGCCATATTCTTGTCTGCCCTGCTCTTGGAACTGACCACGCTGCAACATAGCCTGATTGGCTGCTGCCTGACGGGCCTGCTGAGCCTGAGCCCCCTGAATGTCCAATTGATTACGGGCCTGAATTCCCTGCTGATTTAAGGCAAGAGCCCCACGCAAAGCAGCAGAAGCAGTAGGTGCTGTCTTGTAAACATTACCAAGACCTGCAGACTGAGCCCGATTAATATTTTCTAAAGCGGTTCCATATCCAGCAATCTTAGCATTGTTTGCTTGATTCTGAAGAGCGGCCTGATATTCACGAAATGCTTGAGGAGTAATATCCTGAGCACCCTTCTTTTGTAATTCCTTTAGTAGCTTACCTTGCTGAATAGCTTGCAATGCTGACGGTGCTGCAGAAGCTGCGCCAAGAGCAAGCATAGGATAGTTGAGTTGCATGTTTGCTCCAAACAATCCGGCCATGTCGGCTCGATTGAGATTGCCCTTTTGCATGGCAGTAATAGCTGCTAATTGTTGTTCATCCATATTATTGAACTACAGACATGTTACTTTTGACTTCAATAAAATTGAGCTTTTCAAAACGAGAAGCATCGAACACAAAGGTAGAATATAATATCCTACTTTCCATGACTTTGCCTGTCATTGCATTACCATTGGAGCTATCTCTGCGAATGGCAGCATCATATTCTCCTTTACGCTGTATCCACCAAGAAGGACTAATGTAACTCTGTCTAACAAATCCCTCAGCATCTCCGGAAGTCATTGTAACATTTTCAGGCTTTGGCCCAAAAACTTTAATTGAATTCCATTGCTTAACAACAGAAGGAGCCTCGTTAGTAATAATAGTTAGCTCAGGATTTCTTGAAACAGCAAAGAAGTTATTCTTTGGAGTGTTCACAGTGGTTGCCCAAGGGCTGCCATTAACAAAGTGATACATCTTTTGAGAAATTGAAATGCCTCTCTCTGGCGTACTACCATTTGCATTAATGTATTCACGCATCCCTTGGAAGGTTTTATACCTCTCGCTAAACACAAATGAAGAGCCGCCCCTTGGCATGAGGATAACCTCATCTGTAACATAGTCATAAACCGTGGCCGCTTTCTTACCTGCAACTTCGGTTCTCAGTTTGTTCCCAAACATGTATGTAAGGCCAAGCCTCTCCAGCCCTGCATTACTATAGCGGATGAAATCATTCACCACATCGCTCCACCAATACACTGCGGCCAGAGGAGTCTTGGTTACGCTTCTCAACTGTTTGCAACCAAACTGGCCCTGCAATGGTCTTTGTGATGCGAGGTATCTGTCGGACACGGCAATGTTTGTCGTGCCGTCAACATTGGTAAGCTGAACGCTGTCATAGTAAAAACTGGACACGCCATAAGAACCAATTGACAGCATTACTCCGGGCTCCCTTTGCGTGGCATTGGTTGTTACAAGAGCTGTGATGGCCCCGTTCTCAAGAGGTGCTTGTCGAATATCTAAAGGATCAAACTTTGACAAACCGTTCACTTGAGTTCCGGCAATCAATGGGTCTGAAAAACATATCCCATTCTGTATCCTTACTTCCTTCTGGTTCTCGTTTACAATATTGAGCTGGCCTATATCGCTTATCCATAACTGGGAATATATGTCCCGGATGTTCATGGAAAAACCATATCCCTCAGCAGTAATTGTATTAGAGCTAACAGTTGTAGTCCCTTGTACTACTATGCGGTTTGGTTCATATGTAAAATCAAGTACCGCAACAGATGTGCCTTGATTCTCTTTCTTAAATTTATTCAGATAACAATCTCCAAACAATTCCCCAGTCAGGCTACTTCCTACTTCATTAACGGAAGTCGATTGATAATAAAATTCATCAGGAGTAACTTTTTTGCTGTACAGATATACCTGATAATACAAAGGGAAATAATTACTATCTGTGCTATTGTTTCCTCCGGGAATTAATGCCCATCCACGATATAAATTTGCATCAATGTTTTCAATGTAAAGCATTGACCCAACCTGTTTTTTTATTTTATATTCTTTTAAGGGAGGGTTTTGTTGATCGGCTGTTAGATTTACAAAAGGTGGAAAGTAATTTGGATATTCTTGTGCAATGGAAATATACTGCTCCTCTCCATCTGTAAACAGAAATGGTTCTTGACTACTTAGCTCAACGGCTATTCCTTTTAAAGTATAGTTTTTGTTTTGCCATCCAAAACTTGGAGGAGATGTAGTTGCAAGATAATCTACAGAGCCATCGTTATACCAAGCATATGTTTTAACAACGGTTTTGTAAAAATAATTATAAGACTGGTTTTTAGAATAGACTACTCTCCAATACTTACACCAAGAAGGGAAGTCCCCAGTGATAGTATATTTTAGCTTGTAACAATTGTTACCATCCTCTCCAAAGAAAAAAGGAACAAAAAAGTCTTGTCCTGATAAATAATTAATGCCAGTTCCGTTGTAGATATAGTTCTGGATTTCAATTGTTTTTTGATTTACAACAGCAATCCTTCTACCCCATTCATCAAGAAGCTCGATTCCAACATTATAAAACCCTCTATAAAAAGATCTATTACCCCCTGCTAAAGTCGTTTGATTTATAATAGGGTTTTTAATCAATTGCAGGTCTAAGTTCAGGTCAGTCCAGTTAGGATAATCTGTAAGATAATTCCCGTGGTTAATTCTGTTTTGAGCTATTTCATTAGTTGAGGAAAGCCTCGGAACCGCATCAAAATAATTGCTTGTTATATTTGATGAAACTGGCGTGGCTGGCAAGAGGTTCATGTTTAACGCCGTAAACGATCCTGTAAAAGAACTGTTATTGGGAATAGTTTTTAACACATTCCAGCTACCCTCATTGTTCTTTCTGTATATAAAAACAACTCTCTTGATTAAAGAATTATTTTGAAGATATTTTCCGTATTCAGAACTTGGGATGGATACTGTTATGTTTTCATTGTACCAAACAGCATATGTTATAGGAGCAATTCTTGATTCCTCCTCATTGTCATACACATAGTAATAGCTAAACTGCCACGCATAGTCTTCTGAAAATATATTTCCATAATCAACCGATGCATCTGCCAATGAAAAATTCAACGGCAATCTATTACCATCTCTGTTGATTAAAGATATTACAGCCAACTCCTGAGGAGCTCTTTTGATTTGCGTGTAATGCCATTGCTGTGGCACAGGAGGATAGGTATCGTCTCCCGGGCCATTTCCTGCAAGAAACAATTGAGTCCGGATTCCCTTCTCAATGTTCACCATCCTCGGCTGGTTGATATTGTCTGTCCAATAAAGCTTGCCATCAATTGATGTCATGCTCACATCTGAATCAAGGACAAAGTTCAGCCAGCTACCAGTGTTGAAGGTTCCTCCAAGAATAGCCTCCACAACATCAACATTGTTTACAGTTTTGATGCGATAGATGCCATAGGCCCCTAATGAATTATGAAGGCAAAAATAAACTACCTGAAGCTCCAAGTCGGCCAGCACCCCTATAACCTGATTGACTCCGGCAGGGAGGGTGCTCGATACAATTTGATTACCATTCACCATCACACCGCCGGACAAGTTGCTGTCATCGGTGGAAGCACCAAAGCGCAGGTTCTTAGCATCTCTGGCCTGATTGGGCTTGATAACCCTATCATCTAAATCTGGAGCTACGGAGTTTATCCTGTGTATCATATCAATAATTGTCTGGCAGTTTGAAGCCTATTTTTTTCACCTGCATCTGAGCCTGCTTTTCAGCAATCTTCTCGGCCTTACTTTTAATTTCATTGTCTGAAATCTTGAAGTTGTTTGCCTGAGCGTTTTGCTTTATCATCTTAGAGTAATTTTCTACAGACTTCTCATAGATGCTCATGAATTTCTTTGCATCAGAGGCATCCACATAATAGCCCATATCGCCAACCTTGTATGTGAGCTTGCTAAGAAAATTATCCGGAACGCCAGCACCCCTCCCCTCGTTCACCCAGTTCTTATACTGGCCGCTGTCTTGAACACGCATAGTTCTGAGAAGCTTGTCGCTGTCCGCTGTGGCAAATATACTTTCCAGAGCTCTTACTTTCATTTTAGAAACAAAGTAAAGATCTCCAAGTTTGAGCATCAGGGCAGTTGCCTGCAGTCCAAGGGCCCAAGCCTCTGCCTCATCTCCGTTTTTAATTGCCTTTTGCCCACTCTGCCATAGCGGTTCAAGAATAGAGTATGCTCCGGGAAGCTCGCTTTGCTTGGCATAAAGAAGATTAAATCTTTCCTTAGCCTCCTCCTCGGTCTCCGCCATTTCATCTTGAGCCCATTCGGCGGTTTTATTAACCAGCGTTTTAATAGAGTCTCCAATGATGGATGCATACGGGCCGACAACTGTATCGATTCCAACGCCTGCAAGGATTTGATACCAATACTTATCACGGTTCTTAGCCTCCTCGTCTTCGTCCTCTTCCTCGAGCCATCCAAGAGCCTGCCCCATTTCACGAAGCAGCTCACGCATGCCTCTGGTGGCTATTTGGAATATTACTTGCTGACCCAAGAATCCTATTGCCTGAAGTCCGGCCATTCTCTTTTGAGTGGCTGTATATCCGGGCTTGGTTAGAATGCCCATGTTATTCCAGAACTGAGCCGTGGCTACAAAGGTGTATGTGCTAAGGAAGTACAACCACTTTTTGTATGACTTAGCATCCTTAATTTCCATTGGAAGGAAGTGTCTGTTGGCCGTACTATTAGCAGACTCGGCAAAGTTCTCGGCAGAGGCAAGAGCTGTTTCGTTGAATCCTTCTGCGGCCTCCTTAATAAAGTCAATTCCAATTCCACGCTCGGCCAGATACCCGGTAAGCAACAATTGTTTTTGAGTAAACTTGTTTGCCTTAACCAACCATTCAGGAGAGATTTTATCAAGGAATCCTCTGGCCTTGTCAGAAACAATATCTCCTTGGTAGTACTTTGCCTCAAGCTCATTATAAGCAAGCTGCTCGGCATAAGGGGCACTGGTATTATTGAAGAACTTGTTTAAAGCATCTTCCAATGCTGGATTACCCATTGCCTGTCTCATTAAGGCCATTGCCTTTAATGATGCATCCTTGTTAGCAACAAAACCTTGAAATGTAGCAAGAGGCTGTTTTACATACTGGGTAAAGTTGTTAAGAACTGTGGATGTAATTGTGTTGATAGCCGTGTCCGAGAACCTCTCCAAGAACGCCCTTGTGTCTGGGAATATCATTGGGTCACGCAGGATCCCGCTTACAGAGGAAATCAAATACTTCTTAACAGCATCATTGGTCTTGGTGTCTGTTAATATAGAACCCTGATTTACCAGAGCGTTAGTATAAGCGTAATCCTTTGATAGATGTATGGTGGCATTAATGTCCCACAATCCGTTTAAGGCTGTCTCATATCCATCAAGAATATAGAACCCACCGTCCCATGGCATTGCAGTACGGCCCCTGTTCCTGTCAGCAATATCGGTGGATTGCTTGTTGATTACAGGATCTATGCTACCCATTTGAGGCAACTGGTCTCCCTGTCCATAAGCAATGTCTCCAGAAGAAACATCCACCTTGTAGAAACTTCTTGGGAAATAATCTTGAATCAAATCAAAATCACGGCCATGATAAAGCCTAAGCGCATCGGCATATTGCTGGGTCTTTTCCTGCAATAGTTTTTGCGTGTAGTCCCAAGCTTCCTTTACATTATTAGGAACTGCGGAATCAATGTCAAAATCTTCAATAGCCTTCCACTGCCCGTTCTCATCTCTGATAGCACCAAGCTTTGCAAGTGCATCGGTAGCTCCATTGTAATAGTGCTCGAGCATTCTCATCTCACTGCCGCTGCTTGAATATTGCTTGGCATTCTTAATCCTATCACGGAGATAGTTCATTTGAGATGTCAGCACATCGGCCTTCAAGCTTGTGGTTTGACCCTTGCTCTGCTCCTTGAAAAACCCATAAGCACCAAGTAGGAACCTCTCCGGCAGGCCAATCTTTAGATCGGCAAACTTCTTGTTCAACTCGTCACGCATTGTCTGTGTGTCGGAAGTAACTCTGGCGGCATTTCTGTCCCAGCCTCCAACAAGAATCCTGCGTATCTCATTTGCTCCAGCGGCCACGCTTTGCAGCTTTGCGGAGATACCTCCTGCGGCAAGCTTGTTAATTGTAGCACGAATTGCGGTTTGCTTCAAAGTCTTTCCGCTATTCAGGGCCCGGGTCATTTCTGTAATCTGTCCAATATCAAACAGCACTCCAGTCTCGTCATACACTTTCAGCGCATTCAGTATCTTGTACAGGGTTTCTGTAGTAAGAACCGACAAGTCCATCTTGCTAAGGTCATTTACGGCAGAAATCTGAGAGGAGTATTGATTAAGGGCATCACTAACGGCAAGCTCCGCAATTGGTCTGCTGTTAGCCCTAATCTTTACTGTTGGCTTAGCTCTCTCCTTGGCTGGCTTTCTTGCTGCTGCCTCGTTATAGGCTGCATCTATTTCGGCCATTGTGAACTTCTGCTCTGCGTTGGTTAGCCTTGAGGAAATAAAGTTCAGGGCCATTTCACGCAACTTGATTAGCTCGGCCTCATCGGCCAAATAGAACTTAGGCGTTGCCAGATTTGACAGGAATAACTTATCGGCCTTGCTTAGCTTCTTATTCTTAGCAATTGCCTTGAGCATCCTGAACGATTCCTTTGCCTGATTTACTTTGTCAAGCAGGGCCTTGTTCTTAACAAGCCTGTCTACAAAATCCAAAGCATTATCCAAGTCGGCAGGGCTAAGAATAAAATTCCTAAACTGCTTCAGTAGAGCCCGGGCCTGAGGAACATTAAGCTTGTTGAGGGCCTGCAAATCTTTTACATAATCAAAGAAATACTCGGTCTCGGTTTTTGCTCCGATTCGCTCCTCGTACTTCTGCACCATTTCATCAATGGCGGCCTTGTCAAGATTTGGAACTGCCTCAAGAATCTTTCTGATTTTCTCTACAGCCTTTTCTGTATTGACATTCTCTTTGGCAATTATATCACGGATCTGGTCACGAACGCTGGCAGGCAAATCTCTTCTACCCATGGATGCCTGAACATCTTGAACAGTATTTGTTGCTGCTTGCATAGCAGGAGAAACCCTACTGCCCTTAGACTGCTGTATATCGCCACCGACAGGGATGTTTAGGCTGGAGGCAGCTTCTCCAAGGTGTATCTTATTAAAAGATGCATAATCCTCAAATGCTGTACCACCATCTCGAGCCATCGGCTTTGCGCTAAAGCTTCCGGCATCCATACATCCCACTTGAATTTTACTCAAAGGAATTCCGTACTTAGCAGCAACTTTATCAATGTCCTGCTTTAGCATATTAAGCGAGCCAGACATTTCCCTTACCTTGATTCCGTTTGGAGTTTCAGCAATAATAAAGAACGCCCCTCCAGAAAATCTATTGTAGTTGTTTTTTGTAGGGCTAAACAAAAGAGAATTTATTTGATTGCCTTGCTTATCCGTAAGAGCATAAATTCCTTTTTCAAAATCCTTAGCATCATCCTTTGCATACCAATTGATGTTATCAGCACCAACCTGAACAAGCTGAGTCATAACGATGTCTTCGTTATTCACATCGTTCAGCTTTTTAAATGTCAGCTTAACGCTATCTCCGCTGATTCTTTTAAATGTTGGGACATAATTTTTTGGATGGTCTCTTTTTATCTCAGCAAGCAATCCTCTTTTTAATTGATTTAGTTTATTGTTGCTGGTAAGAGTTGTAAGGTCATCATATGAAATCATAAAATGGCCAACTCCTTCGACATTGTCTACTCCGGACTTTTCATACAAATCAAAATTGCCTTTACTCGGCCCTGCCACATATGTTAAATCTCCGTTGTCGGCATCTCTAACATACATCCAAAGACGGCTTTTCCCGGTTGGGTCTCTTTCGTCTTTTATAGAGCCACGAACAGTAAACTTAATTGGAGTCTTTGCATTTATTGTAATTTGCTGAGCAGGCTTTGCTGTGTCTGGGTCCGCCATAACTTTTGACATATCCACAAACCCCTCTTCTTCTGTAGGCACTCCAATTCCAAATTTAATTGTCAAAAATCTGGAAGCGTTCTGATATACGCCAGAAGCAATTGGACTGCTGAAATAAATTGCAGGAGCAGCAACAGCACCGCCCATAAGCATTACAGCGGCTCTGTTAAAGGCAGCCTTGCGAATCCTTTGAGCGGCTGCTACAATAAAGCTCTTTGCCTTGCCTGAAAACTTTGACAGGCCGTCAAGACCTTTAGTGAAGTATTCTTTTACTGCATTGTAAATAGCCTTGCCTACAGGCTCCTTGCCCGTGTGTTGTTCAGCAAATTCATCATACCCTTCAATATCAGAAACGGCATTCTCCATTGCCTCAAATTGACGAGCACCAGCAGCAAACTCATCAAATGTGATAAGCCTGCCCATCTGATTAAATTGATCAACAGTTTCAAAATCATAAAAGACTTCTTCAATCTGCTCAACTTTCTCTTTCTCCTTTGCTGCCTCTTCAAGAGAAGCTCCCATCTCGGCCCGGGTCTCATTGTCCATTGACTGGATCATTGAGCGGACTTCCTTTGAAGTGAGGGCCTCAAACTCAACTGAAGCCTTAAACTCTTCAAGAGCTTCTGCTACGCTGGCCGATTCGTCAAGCAAGTTTGCGAATTCTGTAGCAGCATTTGCAAGAGCATTAGCCCTTATTGTTCTGCTTCCATAGCTGCCTTGGGGCTCGGATAAACCTGCTCGTCCTCGTCCTCCTCCGACAGCCCTCCCGACAGGAACTGATTCAGCTCCATCTCCTCTTCTTCCGAGACTTGCTTGCCCAGAATCAATTCCAGACTCTGCCTGAACAGATCCGCTCCAAGTGGGGTCTTCGATTCCTCCTGCATCTTGGAGGACTTCATTTCTTGTTTCATTTATTGAGAGTTCTTGATTTGCGTAATTATTCCAAATTTTTTCGATAGCTTTTACTTTTTTGCTATCTCGTTTAAAAGTGTCCGTAAACAATCCTCTAACGGCTTCCCATGTAATACTTTGAACCTGTCTTGGAAGCAGACCGGATTCTTTAGCTGCAAGTATATAGGCTTCAGCAAAAGCATAATATAATCCTTTAATTCCAAACGGAGCAGAATTGCTTACTCCTTCAGAACCAAAATTCTGTAGCACTTGTTTGGAGCTTCCAGATAAAGGCAATAAAAGAGCCGCTGCAATTGCATGCGTATCCATTGTAACATCATTATCCTCGGACATTGGATCAATGATGTTGTTGTTAAAGTTCCTAATCTTATGCATTTCGCCAAGAGTCCTTGTGATGCTCTCTTGACTACCATCAATATAAACAGATACCGCCTTACCTATCTCAACATAACTACCCCAAGCAACTTTTGCTTTATTGCCTTTGTTAGTATAGGCTGGCCCAATTACTGCGCCATCTGGTCTTAAAATATTATAATCCTTAGTTGTGTTTATTTCATTCCACAAACGAGCATAATATGGCTTAAGGCTATCCTGCACTTGGCTCATTTTTACGCCAACAAGTGCATTTAATTTTTGAATTAATTTATTGCCTGACTCTATTTTTTCAGAAAGCTTCTTTTCGGCTTCAACTATCTTTTGTTTAGTTTTTACTACTGCCTCTTTATTCGCAGTATTTCTTTTTTCAGAGTAAGCCAATTTAGCCTCTTCGTATTTTTTTGTGGCATTACGAAGATTCTTTTTTGCGTTTGCCAGACCTTCTATGTTAATAAGCTTTTGCTTATCAACCATCTCTTTACTCATTGGAGGATTTTCATCAAAAGCCATCATCACCATTTCGGCGAGTCTAACATTTTGATACCAATCCTTTTGAGGTGATAAGCAAGCAATCATTGCGGCAGCCTGCTCCTCTGTAACTGGATATTTTTTTGAAAAATCTTGAGCAAGAATATTTGCCCCATCATACCAAAGCGTTGAAATCTCCTTAAATTCTGGATTGAATTTATCCATCAAGAATTTTAAGTTATCAGCAACCTGTCTTACAAGAATATCATATGCTTTCTGGGCTTCTTCGATTGTTTCAATTTCCCCGAATTTCTGAACCCCAGATACTATAGGCCACTTTGAGATTATATTTGAATTGCTTATAAATACATCTGGAGCCTTTTCTTTTACATACTCTAATGATAGCTCTGAAGCTTCTTCAACTATTTTCTTTTTATCTCTTGTGTAAACAGCTAAGCCTTTGGAAACTCTTTTTCCGGGACGAGCAAGAGTTCTTATACTTTTTACATCAATGTCCTTTACAGAAGATGCTCTTGCTTGAGGCCCCATTAAATTAGGGGCAATGTTTTCTTGATCGCCGTAAAGAATTCCGTATCCACCAAGCTCCCTCTCCAGAACTTGCTCAATACCTCTACCTTCTTTAAGAGCCGATGAAATACTTGAAGCAATTCTTATAAATGTCCTTTCATCAGATGTATCCTTGAGACGGAAATCTGTAATAGCAAGCTTATCTAAAATAGTATTGATGAAATCAACAAGTGCCTGCTTTAAACTGAAAGGCAGCGATTCAATATTAATGTTACCAGAAGCAATTTGTGCAACTGTTTCAGTAATCATTTCATCGTCCTTCTTTGCCTTATTTACTTCAGGAGACAAATCTGGATTATCGTAATCGCTAACAAATTGGTCTACCTTGAAGAAGTCTGTTGGGTTTTTGGCCTTGTATTCATTAAGCCCATTGATGAGCCTGTTATAAAGCTCTGGGTTAACATTGCGGATGATGTTTATTATTGGGTGAGTTCCTTCGTGGAATAAAACCACATTAGGCATGCCCGGAACATCTACATCCTTATTAACCAGAATAACTCCATTCTGATAGAAATACCATCCCTCCGCAGACGGGACATATTTTGTTCCATTTCTTGCATGAAGGAATTTAGCAGCCGCTTGGAAATCTTCATTACTAAGAAGCATTACCCTTTGGCCAATATTACTTAAAGACCTTGCAATGTTTGCAGCGGCCTCTTCTTTTGTTGCAGCAGTTGTTTGCTTAACAGCCTTTGCAAACTTCCTTAAATTGTCTGCAATTTTCTGAGCAGCAGTTTTAGGCTTGCCTTCTTTGCTCTCTGGCTTCTTCTCCTGTTTTGACTCTGGCTTTTCCTCCGGCTTACCCTCTGGCTTCTTTTCCTCCGGCTTGCTTTCGGGCTTTTTCTCCTCCTTAGGGGCCTCTTCTTTCTTGCCCTCTGGCTTTGGCTTTTCCTCCGGCTTTACCTCTGGTTTAGCAGCAGCAGCTTGAGCAGCAGCTTGCTTAATATCCGCCTCGCTAAGGTTGTGAATTTTGATTACATCCGGAGCGTATTTCTGAGCAACATCTGCCCAGTATTTAGGATTCTCCAGAAGGAACTGCCTAAATTCATTGTAGGACATAGGATCGCCCTTATGCCCCTTAGGAGTGAAAACGCAAGTCATTATTTATTACCCAGTTCTTGGTCAAAGATAAGCACCTCATTACACTTGGAAAGTCGTGCAATTAAATCACCATACTCGCCCACGGCCTTAGTCTGAACCTCAACCATTTTCTGTGCGAATACTTTTAATGCAACAAGCTTTGCCTGATTGTAAACCTTAGAGTAAAAGTCAAGAAGATCTGATTCCATTTCATATGCTGCATCGAGCAGGCAAGAAAGGCAATCATCTTTCATTTTAATCTCGTCAAGCGATGGGGTGGCAATCATGTCCCCCATATCATTTGCGAAATCTCTTACCTTATAGAAGTGTTCCGTCTCATCGGCGGCTTCCTTTTCAAAGAACTTTTGCGCTCCGAATAATCCTTCACGCTGGGCTGCCGAAGCAGAATATTTATAAAAGTGCGAAGCATACAGTTCATGCTCTCCGGCCTCGTTAACCATTTGCTTGTCTGAAGAAACAAGTAGTGATTTTATTTCCATAGCTTATTCGTAATAAATATACGCTAACACTTTTTATCTAACCTATTCTCTTTTATAAGAGCATCAGTTATGCGTGTAAAATTATCATTTATTTTCCTCATTCCCTCATAAACTTCTGCACCATATGTGCTTGAGAAGTTCTCTTTATTCTGCATCCTCTGCCCCTTCTTCAGGCCCTCTCCCTTAAAGTTACTGTCGTACTCTTCAAAAGAAGGAAGTGCTGGAGCGGCCTCAGGCGCAGCCGTAGTTGGAGCTGCTTCTGCGACAGGAGCTGTTTCTACTGGAGTAGCGGCAGCTTCGGTTCCTGCAACGGGAGCAGCCTCAGTAGTCACTCCAGAAACGGGCGCACCCACAGAGCTCGCTGCTGCTTCTGTGCCCGGTTGTACAGCCCCAGTTGCTTGTCCTCCTTCTTGAACTGTCTGACCAGCCATTTCGGGAGAAGCTTGTTGGGGCTGAGTAGGAGCAGTAGTTGTAGCTCCTCCTTCTGGCTGAACTGTTTCATTAACTTGAGTTAAAGGTTGCTGTACAGATACCGTTGTTAGCTGTCTCAGATTAGGATCTGCCAACTGCCTCGAAAGTTCGTTAAGTACTTCCGGCTTAGTCAAGCTGATATTCCCCCTTCTTTGATTCTTAGCAGCAGTAATATTACCCTGTTTGTCACGAACAATTACATATTTCTCGCCATTAATTGTAGCGGTGTTGTTGTTATCAACCTGTATGCCGTAATTCTTATCTGGCTGAGCCTCACGCAATAAAGTAGCCCCAATGCTTTCTATAGTTGGATTGTCTGAAGGAATCTCGTAAATCTTTCCTTCTTCAGTTTCAACAACAAGCTTTCCACCTCCCTCGTCCTTTACATAATAACGCTTGCCGTCTATTTCAACCACTTGCCCAACCTGAGCTGCTGTGCCCTGAGTTGGGGCTACTTCTTGCCCCGGTGCTTGAAGTACTCCACTGCCGCCAGCCTCTTGTGTGCCGCCTGCTTGCTGAGGTTGGGCTTGCTGAGATTCTTGCCCTTCTCCGACTTGACCTGATACCCCTGTGCCGTCTTGACTATCATTTGCCTCTTTATATGATTGAAATAAATTATTAAATGTCTCGTTGAACTTTTTTGAAATCTCAGCACTATAAGCCGGATTGCCCTCGGTCAAAGCATTTTTCAGCTCGTCCATGGTCATGTCATAGAACTGAGCCGTGTCCAGATATGCTGCTTGAGTGAGCGTATCAACCTCTTGCTGGCCTAATCCTTTGTCGATAAACCGCTCCACCATCCCAGCATAGAGTGGATCGTCCACCATTATCTGTTCCAGATACTTAGGGTCTTGCATGGCCTTCTGGGCATCTTCTGCCACAGCCGATGCACGGCCCTCTGAGATTACATTGTTATTTACAAAGTCATCATACTCCTCCTGCCCCACTGTAGCACCAACGGTTTCACGGGCAGGGGCTGTAGTAGCAGCTTCTGCAGCAGGAGCGGCTTGTGTTTGTGCTGGCGCAGAAGGATTAAGCCTACTATCAATAAAACTTCCAATAGGATTGCTTATTACTTCAATTGCAGGAATTTCTCCCAAACCTTCAAGAGCAAGTTCTGGCAAATCTTTAGCCTTTATTTCCCCCTTAGTAGCTAATATAGCTCCTGCTTCTCCGGAAATACCAGCCGTGCCTTCAATAGCAAAATCAACAAGTTTGTCTTTTACTTTTCTAAACTTGCTAACCTTTCTACCCTTGTTTATTAAGTCTAAAGATTTTCTTGTCAGTTCTCTTGATGTAGACACTGCTCCGCCAATAATACCTCCAGTAACATCGGCAAGCAATACAATACCAGTTCTTTTTAATGCATCGGAGCGAATCGGATCCATTAACTTTTTATTTCCCCAAGCCTTTCTAAGAGCATTAGGGTTTGTGATGTCAACACCCTTCTCTTCAAGGTCTGCCATTACAGATAGCGTGTATTCCATCTCTGCAGCGGCGGCAGCACCACCAGCCTGCAATCCATATCCAAGACCAGCAGCTCCTGTAGCAAGAGCCCCCGGGCCAGTGGCCGCCCCTAAAGCCAATCCACCCAATCCGCCAGCAGCACCACTACCAAGTACTTCATCATAACCACTTCTTGCAAGCGTTGCCGCCGAACCAAGAATTGTTGGGACAATCATTTTAAAATAATCTGTTACCCCTCTGGTGTCCGGATTGGCAAAATCTTGTTCTGTTTTTGTTGTTCCAAAGTCTTTAATCTTTTTATTGATTGCAGCTACTTTGTCAAAATCTATAAGGTTAGGATTTTTGCCTTCATCAAAAAAGGCTTGGTCAACAGCACTTGCGTTTTTTGTTACCTCTTGGATGAGTTCTCCCTCAGTCCACTTTCTCTGAACAATATTCCCTGTATCTTTTGTCCAATCAATAACAGAACCAACAGTATCAATAACTGATGAAATAAATCCTTTATCTTCTTCTGGTTCAGGCGTTTTTTCAGAAAGTATTCCAGCATTAGCCTCGGCCACTTTTTGAGCAGCATTACCCTCCATATATTGGAATGGGCTTTCTCCTTTATATAATCCAAGGCTTTGCTCCCACCTTACTGGCTCAAGATCTGTAAGACCTCTTTCCGTAAGGCCATAATAAATCTGGTCTCTAAATTCTTTGTCATTAACAATTTTATTAGAGAAATCTTTATAACCCATTTTTGTAGCATAGCTTTTTACTTCCGGGTCGGAAGACTTGACCATGCTACGATACAGGTCAATTATAGGATTACCATCTTGCGTAGGATTTCCGTTTGCCATTTTATATATTATTTTTTGCCTTTTGAAAATACATCCCCAGATCTTTGCCTTTTACCTTCGGCCAAAGCTTCAAATACTTTTTTCTGCGAAAGCTTGTCAGGGTAAAATAGCTCCATAGTAGATTCTGTAATGGTTCCGCCTAAAGGATCTTGTTTTGTTATTTCCGGAGAAGCAACAGTTCCAGTTGGTAAGAAGTAATCTGATTCTTCAAGATAATCTACTGGCTTTCCTTCTCTACTCTTTTTTGCTAAGAGCATATAATCTGGAACAAAATCTCCGGGGTACCAAGTTTTGCTTGGATCATTTAAATCTTGAACAGCTCTTTTAAACATAGGAAGTCCGCCTACAATTTTAGTAGCTGAACTTGCAGTAGAGCCCAGTCCAGAAACATAAGACACGCTTTCTTTAGCACCCAAAGGAGAATATGCTCTTGCTTTTATTGCAAGCAAATCTTCTGGAGTTTGTTTGCTTAGGAATACAAATGGTTGATTATTAGATAGTGGGAAATCTTTTACAACTATTGTTTTACCAACACTCTGAACTGGATAGTCGTAATTTTCTGTTCTAACTTTTTCTTTATCAACAAATGGTTTTCCATTAACCAACCTCATCATTGGCTTTCCGTAAGCATCTAATTTTGGCTTTTCTATAGCAATATCTCTATTAACATTAAATGTCATAGCTCCTTCAGATGTTGGAGGTAAATTTTCTGCAGCCATTTTGCCCTTTGCTTCGGCCTCAGCTTTTGCTCTTGTACTTTCAAAATCTCTTCTTTGCTCAAGAGGTAAGCCAATTGCAAATACTTTATCGGCGTATTTCTTAGCCGTATTTTCTTTTATAAAATCTAAGGCAGATTCTTTTTTATCCTCGGCCAGATTTTTATAGATATCGGTTTCTTTGGCTTTATTAACCGCTAATGCTTGCAATACTTCAACTTGTTCTCTTGCCTTTGGCAATTGGTCAATTGCTGACAAAGCTTTATTATAATTTAACTCTATCGGTTTGCCGGGAATAATTTTAAAAAGCTCACTGGAAATATTTGTATATCCAGTGCCTCCGGCTTTTTTTATATCTTCTGTTCTTGTTGCAAGATTTTTATTTATAACAGCAAATATCTTATTGTAATCATAACTTCTTGGGTCATAAACAGTTGCATCTCTAAGGATTTTATTAGCATCTGTTTGTAAAAACTGATTATACTTTCCCATTATATACTTTTCCTGTTCGGCAGGATCGGTAATTTTTGAAAGTTCTTGCGGATTTATTGAAGGAAATCTTGAAATTATTTCTTGAGTTTTTTGAGGAGTCAAATCATAATATTCTTTATGTTCATCCAAAAAAGATTTAACTACTTTGTCTGTATTTCCAACAACAGGATTTAATGTTGCCAACACACTTGCCGCATCTGCCGCTTCTTGGTTAGCTCCTGTAATGTCATTTGCTGCAACCTTTTGATTATATCTGGCTCCTTTTATAGCGGAAATTCCTTGCATAAATTGATTACCAATAGCACCAAGGTTTTCTCCTATAACGCCCCCGGTTGCATATGGATTTAAGGCTGGCTGCTTTGGGGGTTTGGCTTGCTCTGCCTTTGCTGCGGCCAGCTTTAGCTTTAACATCTCCTGTGTTTTGTACAGGTTGTCCATCCTTCCACCGAGCCGGGCAAGGCTTTGAACTGTTGGCCTATTATCTAATACAACTGCTGCCCCGGTTCCTTCCGCTCCCCGTGCAACCAGATCTTGTCCGCTTATAAAGTCTGCCATAATTAATATACTCCGTTACGATAACCTCTGGTACGATCCACAATTTTAACAATATCCTGCGTTTTCTTCCTATTCTTTTTACGCCACGCATACAGATACTGCTCGTTGTAATTCTTTAGATGAATCTGATACCTCATCTCACCACGGTTTTCAAAGTACTTCATTTTAACATACTCCTTAAAAGCACCGATGAAATACGGGTGGATGCAGGAGGTGTTACTCGGCTCCAGACAATTGCTCATGTATTTAAGAACAATGTTGTCAAAGGTAAATGTAGGAGAGAGAATCAACCTGCGATTCTCCCAGTCAATGTTAAAATCGCCATAGTCTCCTCCGTTTCCGTATGCCTGCACCTGACCCATTGGCCCCCATAAAGAAGTGCCAAGGCCCCAGAGGTTGCCCCAGTACCATATCCTATTCTCGGCCCGTGTAAGGAGCCCTGTCTGGTCTTTAAACTTATGGTCTGTAAGATGGCCATTGATTGCAAGGGCCTTTATGTACCGACCAATCTGAGTGCCCACTGTAATAACTTCGACAAAGTCATGAGGAAGTGAAACAGAATTATACCCAGTCTCCCTAAAATTATAATAAACTGTTTTTTGCTCATTGGCAATACCTGTCCGCCCATCTATTCTAAGCTCTCGGACAAAGTCCATACCAAACGATTTAAATGCCAAGCTCTCATTTGAGGGGATGTTAAGCTCAAGCATAGCAACCTCGGCCAGCTCATCAACATTCTGTAGAATATTTGCCATTATGTATTAAAGTCTGGATTTTCGTTTGTTACCATGTCAGGCTTAACCCTGTATCTCATCTGCATAAGTGGTAGTACCTTCTGGAATACCAGCATTGCGCTTGCCGAAGAGGCGGCTGCATCATTTGAAATAACAAGTGTAGCCAATATGTTTTGAAACTTAATTTGCTCTTGGCATGCAGGAAGAATGACAATCTTTCCAGCAACCACGCCATAATAAAATTTGTTAGCAAAGGCCAATAGCGTTCCTCCCTTTAGCCCTGCATATCGCTCCCACTGAATATGGTCAAGCTTCTTGCCCTGAGCCGTTACAGAAACTACGCCCCGGTTTTTTGGTAAAGTAATAAATTCTGGAGGCAGTTGAGCAACAAGATATCCGATATCCGGATCCATTGTTAATGGCAAAGGCAATACAGTTTGCCATGCCCCGTTTACAGCCTGAGATTGATTCTCTGCCTTGTAATTGGCATAGTAATCCTCAACAGCCACCTGAGCCAATGCTTGTCCTACAAGGGCCTCTACCTCTTCCCTATAAATACCTTCCACGGTGGGCCTGCCACCAGTGAACATAAGTATAAGTTGGTCTGCTAAATAAGGTATTGTCATAGCTGTTTAAACTCTTGCTGTGTACCTGCCTGAACCAAGACTCCGTTTGACAAGTTGAAACCAAGACTGGCCACTGTCAAAAATAAAAGGTTGTTGAATTTTTCCGCAGTGAAATCCGTATCTACATATCCCGGAACAGTTACATCAACTACCGGAACCTCAGAAGTAGGGCTATCAATCACTTCAAAATTAACATCTCTTGGAAGTGTTAATACCCGAGCCCTTGCGTTGTTAAATGTAAATGGATACACCTCGTACCGAAGCAATCCATTCATTCTCCCTAAAGGACGATCGGTGTCAATTTTTGCAGGAGGATATATTACAGAATTGTTCTTCATCATCAAATACTGATTATCAGGAACAATATTTACAGGATAATAATCTCCTCCTTGAACATATTGAATTTCAAGAGATTGTACAATATCTGGCTCACGATTGTTATTAGTCGAAACCACAACCGGATTATTTGAGCCTAAACTATATTCAAAATACAACTCTCCAAGGGCATCTGCCGAAACCGTAGTCTCCTGAAAGTTTATTAAAGCCTTTGGTCTTGATGGGCCGTAGTCGGAAAGATCGCCCCTGTACTTTTTGTATAGCTGAATCTGAGCTACATTAATCGCATTTTTTATTTCTAATGCGGTTTTGTAATACCCACCAGCGTTCAAATAAGTGTATATCGTAGATACTAATTTAGGAAGCATGGCCTTTGATTATCAATTACAAATTAACAGAAGTTTTACCACTTTTAAAAGAAGAATGCTTTGTTTACTTTTGGCACAAATATTAATTTACATGCAAAAGATACTTGTTGTTCTTGGCAGATTTGGGGACATATACATGACCCTGCGCCAAATGAAAGACCCATGTATACTGGCATGCTATCCGGACTTTGCTCAAATTGTCACCGAGCTATTCCCCCAGCATTCAGTATATCAACTCCCTAAAACAGTAGACAAAGAAGGGGCTGTAAAACTTTGTAAAATGAAATTCCCCGATGCTATTGTTATGTCGGCACAGCAGCACGGGTGCAAGCTGGACGAGTATATAGAGTTTAGAAATTATCAATCCTATCAAGTTTTTTATGCAAACAAATTACAAGAAAGCAATCATATTTCTTGATGGCATCAACTGCAAAATAAAGACTCCCGAGGTTCTGGAGGCCATTACATATTCCTTGAATTGCCTGAAAATTCCTTACGAAACATATAGGGAACACAAAAACGGATTTAAAGTGTTGAAAGAGGACATGAATCAAGACGGGGTTCTTTACATCCTTAACGACAGCGCAGCATATCATTTGTGCGAGAAGCCAAACATTCTTATGACCAGATCTCCAATCTGGGTTCAAAGCACTGTAAAGCCTAACACAATAGGCGTGTTTACAAGAGAGATGTTGCTTGGACATCAGGCAGAGTTTATTGCATGCATAGCCAGAAACACTCCTGTAGTGCAGCCTTCCGACATGATGGCCCCACACAATTACATTCTGGTTAATGATTACGAGACAGATGACCTCGATGCCGTTGCCAGAAATGGATTAGCAGCAATTAGCTGGAGGATTATGGTGGCAAAAGATATTCACGCAAAAGTGCTATTCCAGAAATCAGAGAAGCCCGGCCTGCCAAAGGTAAATGAAATATTGAAAGAAGGACTCGAGGTGATGGAGCATCCGGATGATATTATCATGTTTATCAACCGAGACATTTGCATGGTTCCAGAGGCAACAAGTATCATCCGTAACTACATGGAGAACTACGGAATAGATGCCGTAAGCGCAAGGCGTGTCGATGTGGAGGAATACAAAATGCACACATTTGACGAGATTCAAAAAAAACCAGCCTTTGTGGGGATTGATCTATTTGCCTTCAAAAGAAATTCTCCAATTCTAAAACAAATTCTTCCTGTCGATCTTTACATTGGCAAGTACTTCTGGGACACTTATTGGAATGTGTTAATAAACCATGAGCTTCCGTACAACATTATCTATCATATTAATCATGATAGCGAATGGAAGGAGGACTTAGATAATAAGCACAATATTCATAACAAGCGAACAGTGCATGAGCATCTTGCTCACATTCCGTTTAATTACAACAATAGCAAACGGATATAAATAGAAAGGGGGCATTTAGCCCCCTATTCTTTTAACAAAACCGGATTTTTAGCCAATTGTTGAAGCAGAAGCTCCAGCGGCGATGCTTGCTACGGCGTTGTTCACATATACATGGCCTATAGCTCCAGAAGGAAGCGCATAGTCAAATGTAGATTGAATCAACGAACCAGCAGAAGAAGCAAGTGTTGGCCAAACGATAGCGTTTGTGTCATAATACATATCCACAGTGGAAGCAACAGAGGCTGCATTCACGATGGCAGAACCGCTTGTGGCGGCGATGCGAGTTTTAAGCTTTAAAATAGCCATGGTCTACGAGTAGTTTTAATTTTTTTGCAAAAGGAAATATTTCCGGTACAAATATAAAACTTTTTGATTTTATCCAAGGCTCGAAATTGACCTTCCGTAATTTCTTACTATATAGCCCTTTGGGAAAAAGCGTTTTGCCCTGCTCTTGTTTTGCATCACATATAACATAGGGTTCCCGTAATCATTCATGTTAAACTCGGCAATGCTCATGATGAGCTGGCTCATAGTGGAGTCATACTGAGTACGGTCTGCAATATTGAAATTCATATTGTCTTGAATGCTTTCCAAGAACGGGTAACGCTTAGGCTGCTCCCAGATGTCATATGTAAACTCACGCAGATAGATGCCTGTGCCACGAAGAAAGTCGTTGTGGTAGCTACTTCCCAATCTGGGAACATCATTGCCCCCGGCCTCGCTTCCTGTAAAGATACCAATGGTCTCCATCTCGTTATTGTTTGGGTTCTCCAGATTCAATATCTGGGCCTCTGACATAAGGAATCCTCCCATGTTTCTTTGAATAAAATGGTTCTTGAGGTTTTCTGATGTGTTATTTTCAATAGCAATTGGCATTGAATAATAATGTGCAGCCATCAAGAGTTGGTCAAGATCGTAGCCCATGTCCGTGCTTCTGTACACATATCGCAGGAATACGCTTGGAGTAGGCCAGTATCCCGGCATATCAACTTTGTACTTCTCACGATAGGTTAGGTTTAGCTTCTCGTAATCGTAATTGAAGAAAAGCTTTGCATGCACGGCCATCTTTGAGCCCTTGCTCTTGACATTGGCCTTGTTGTACGGATCGACACCAAACACCCCGAGCTTATTGTTTGAGGGATATCTAATGCCACGGATAATCTTTACCCTGTTTATTGTTTCGGGCTGCGGCTCCCATGTCCTCTCAATCGGCCCGTTCCTATCGTCTCTCCAAGCCACCTGTGTGCGAGTCTTTATATCGAGCCAGTAGAAGTACCCACGCCTAACATGCTGCTGCACCTCGGGCGTGTCTGCCATCATCTTTAAGTTCTGCAGGATGGTGGTGTCAAAGGGACAGTTCTGGTTCAAACTGGAGAAAGCCTCAGAGGGGCTGAACGGGTTCTGCCTCTTCAGCTCCCAATACGCAGACTCGTCTCCGGTCTCCAGACATTGTGCAGCCTCACGCTCCAAGAATTCTCTGGCCCCTATTCTCTCCGAGTCCCTTGGGTTTTCCTTTTGCATGTAGGCCCATTGCTCATCGTCTGGATGGTCTATAATAGATTCGCCATACGGCCCGATCCAGCCGGGCAATCCATCATAGGCCGGAATAAATAATTGTTGGAGCTTAGAGAATGTTGTTGGATACTTGCCATCCTTTTTGGTGGCCATGTCTGAGTTATCCCACAGTTTTTTGAATTCCTTTCCTCCCTCCTCGATTTCCTCGGTGGTGGTGGGGAATACAGAGAAGCCAATTCGCTTACCCTTTGACATTAGTGTCTTCTGCTGCTTGAGCCACCAGCTCCACACATCAACATTTGTCCACTTACCAGATTCATCGGGAAATAGAAAGTTGACACGCTTACCATCAAAGCCTCTTCTGGTCAGGGCACGAAGCCTAACACGGCCTCCCTTTCCTGCCTCTGCCGTGGTGACAGTTCCGGCACTCGCCTCCTTTCTGCGGAGGGTGAGGTCTGTCTTATTGAGCGTGTATATAGGAAGAAGCCAATCTGGCAAACGCTTTATAGGGTCTGCAAGAAACTCGTCAAAGTTTTCCTCGGACAATCTTAAATCAGATGCGGACAAGCCGACAAATTGATCGCTGGCCCGACTTACAAACCAGAATGCCATAAGGTGCATCCACATGGTGGCCCCGTCTCGGCGGCCCTTCAGGTAGATTACCCCGAGCTCCTTTTGGTGCTGGAAGACATTCCACATGTATGTGAGGATGCGCCTCTGCCTGTCCCTGTATTCAAGGTGTCCTGTGGCCGTCTCAGAGGCCGGGAACCAGTAGTTGAGACCAAAGTATACCCAAGGCGGAAGCCATGTCAGGTGGCCTCGTATGAAGCACCAGTGACCATCGTAGTATATCTTCTGAAACTCCTTCATGGCCCACTCTTTCTGCAGGTCAGTCCAGTCTACTATTGGCAGGTCGTTTCCCTTCTCGTCCTTCTTGTAACGCCTCTCCATCATGAAGGCAGGCATCGTGGTTCTCTTGAACTTTGATTCATTGTCCCCATACCCATCAATATCCTCCAAGTTCTTTGGAATAGGCGGAGTGATGCAGTCCAGATTCCAGATGCGCTCTACAATCCGGTTGTCCTCTATCTTTTGGCTGTCTGTAAGCTTGAGCTTCATGCGCTATTCTTCTAAATATTTCTTAACCACATTCTTTATTCCCTTGTCGTAGCGAGACATTTCCTCAAAGGCCCTGTCAATGGCGGCCGACACTTGTATTGTCTTTTGCTCTCCTGCATTTTTTATCTGGGCCGTTATCTTTGACAACACTTCCAGCTTTTCGACAAGTTTCTTTTTATGGAAACTGGCCAGCCATTGTCTGTCTCTCTTTTTGCTGTAGGGGAATAGCCTTAGGCCATGTGAATATAAGGTGTTTCCCTCAATAAAAAAGTTCTGGTGAGTGCGGAAAAAAGACTTCTGTTTCTTTTTGTCAGCCACCACTGTTAATTTAAATCCCTTTTGTTCAGGCAGCTCCTTGACCAAATACTTAACCATAATCTTTACCCCTACACCAAAAATGTATTGGTTATCTGTTAAGTAAACTTTTCTCTTTTTTGTAAGCATAGGACAATAAACCCCCTTTCATCTTGCTCAATTACTTGATAATCACCCTTATACACCCTGTGTATGTATGCCCTTGGAGACTTGCTACACTCTGCCCTCCAGTTGTAAATGCTGATTCTGGTGATTTGTCCCGGAGAGAGCTTGTCCAGTTTCTTCTTGTAGAACGGAGTTGTCTTCCTTCTGGGCCTCTTGGCAGGGTTAATTACAACCAAAGGAATTTTATTCATTTACTCTTCCCCCGATTAGTTGATCGTGCAGGCTGGCCCCCTCGTATTTCGACTTCTGCTTGCCCACATTCCTTGCCATTTGATCTCTGGCCTCTACATTACCCTTGAACAAATCAGACTCTCTGCGCTCGATTTCCAGCTCAATAGCGGCAAGCTTCATGGCATTCTCGAGCTTAGCCTTATACGAGGTGTTCTCGTTGGCCGCACCCTCCTCCTCGCCCTCTCTCTCACGAAGAGAGTTACAGACATTGTGCTTCATCACCACCATACTCCAGTAGGTTTCGTATTTAGAATTGGCCCTGAAGTATTCGGCACTTACCGAGCTTAGCTGTTCATCGGACGGCCTAAAGCCAGTCCTCCTCACGGCTTCCTCCATTCTGGCCAGCCAGCTTATTGTCTGAGGAATCGTGTTGCCGTATATCAGCTCTACGAATTGCCTTGCCTTCTCCTGCTCTGACAGAACGGCTTTGCTGGTTTCGCCATTCTCTGATGAGCTCTTTTGTTTCTTCATATGTTTCTCTATCAATTTCTCCTTTGCCTGCTCCCTTGCAAAAACTATGCAGGAGCTTTACCATTAGAGGAAGTGTCCCAATCAGGAAGCTGTCGCTCTTCTCTGTAATGCCAGTGGCTACAAGGTAATTACTGTCCCCGACATAAATTTCGTAGCAGCCAATGCGTTTATTAAAGACTCGTCTCCAAACCTTTTTGAATTCCTGTACAGAATCACGCCCCTCTGTCCATTCATCTCTGCTGTACGAATGTGAACACGGGCCCTTATTCTCCTGAATTTTCTGAGGATTTTCCACGATCTCTCCACGAGGTTAGTATTAGTGTCAGGATAAAACTGCCACCCATTATGCAAATAGCAACTGATGTCATTGTAGAAAGGAAGCCTACCACTTTTGTATTGTCCAACCCTAAGAAAATGTTCAACATTTAGGCCAGCTTTTGATTTATGCGTTTCCATATAATGACATGAGTTTCGTAAATGTCAAACACAAAGCCCGGCTTCACACCATTCTGCTTCCTCCATCTGGAGAAACTACTCTTAATACTGTTATATATCTGTTGTGTTGGCTCGCAATTAATAACAATGCAGCTTGTTTTCGGGTTCAAAAAAGAGTTAAAGTCGTACAAACACGGCCTCCCTTTTCTTCCATATAGCTCGACATGCTTCAGCGGCCCCCTCATTATCTGCTTACCCATTCCATTTTCATTACATCGTCCCCAGAAGCCTGCACATATCTATGCCTGATAAGATACCCCTTATCCCAGTTTTGCCTAACATTGGCCGGATTGCCCCAGAATAACAGCTCTCCCTCTTCAAAATGCTCATTCTTTCTGGCAACCACCCCCTTGTCAATGTACTCGTCACTCCATTCCTCCTTAGGTAGCTCCAAAGAATCGTAGCTAACATGCTGAATTGTAGGCAAATACAGCAGTCCTTGCTTTTTTTGCAACGGCTTACAGTAAATCCAGTCTCCATACATACTATCGTCTACCATCACTATGTCATATTCAGGCACAAGCACATGGCCCTTGATGGATATGCCGCTTTGCATGGTGAAATCTGTGTTAAGGAACCAGAATCTCACGCTCTTGCCCAGCAATTCTGGCTTCCCATCCACCGGGATCGACTTAACTACCCCGGTTTCGGTGAGCCCATCGGTATCGTTGTTCCTTCTGGAGGGAAGAAGCAGCTTTATCTCGGATCCGCCTTCCCCTTTGATGGTAATTTCGTCCTCACGCAGGGTGCTTACCTCAACAATATAGTATTTTGGTGTGCGAATCCCGGGGACAAACTCTATTTCGGTCATTTTTCTCTATTTATGTTACGCAAAGTAAACATTATTTCTATCTACAAACAAAATGGGGGCCAAGAACCCCCAGATTTGCATTGAAAAAAACCCAAAAAAGATGATTTACAAATATAGCTATTTATGGCTTGATTTTGTCATCGTCATTACCCATGAAAATAGACATTACCAAGGCCCCAATGGCGGCTGCCGCCAGAGAGATGGCCTTCCACACGGGCACTGCCGCCTTCTGCTCTATTTTGATGGCCTCCAGCGTGGAGATTCTGGTCTTGTAGTGCTCCAAATCGGTCTCCAGTTTCTTGATTCTACGCAGAAGCTCGGTATTTTGATCGAGCAATTCGATTATCTCGTATTCATTTGCACGAAGAACCCCCTCGAGCTGCTCCCGGTTGAATCCCATTATGGCATCCATGTCGAACGATAGCGGTTTTCTCATATTATTTACAATCTACGGACAATACCTTCGTAACAAGCGTGTCATTAAGTATAAACCTCTGAACATTGACTTGGTTGCCAATCCAACTATTATTACCACCGCAAGAATAGTAGCTTGAAGAAGTAGTCTTAGGATAGCCATCCCTCGCAGGATAGTAATCCTCAGAGAGCATTTGTGTGCAAACCTGACATCCATCCTTTTTGCAAGAGATAAGTAAGAAGGCAACCAGTATCCATTTCACTTAGCCAAAGATACGGCTATTCTTTTTTCTTTCTTCACCCAATCAGCTATAAGGCCACGAATAATGTCTTGCTTGTTCCTCTGCCCCACCAGTTTAATAAACTCATCAGACACCTCCTCAGAGATCATCAGGGTCATCTTGATGTTATACCTCAGCTTTCTGCTAATGTCAATTTTTGTAGGCGTTTCTTTAGGAACTTCAAGCATAGGCGTTCTTGTGAAATAATAGCCCCCAAGAGCGTATTTAAACTTCATTGCCTTTAACACTTCGTCCATAAGGAATCCTGTGTCTCTCTGTATCTCCCAAAGTGCGCCATACTTCCTGACAAATGTTTGGGACTCGTTCCACTGGTAAATCATAATTTCTCTATTTCTGTTTTTACTTGTTTCCAATATTCGTATGCTCCACTTTCTGAATCGTAATGGAATTCGTATAAAGTGAGCAGAATCTCATCAACAGCAATTAAAGCACATTGCTTGGCTATAAATTGAGCATCTTGATTTGGATACCAAGCATAGAATTTATTATATAACTCTTCAGCTTTTTCTTGTGGACTAATCATATTAAAAATATTTTAAGAGTTTTACCATCATCTTGAAATTGTATCTCAACATCTTTAGCATTATAGTTTGTATATGCTCTACCATTATGAGGTGGTGAATGTTGTATAATTTCCACTCTATTAACCTTATCCAATATATTTACTTTTTGTTCTTGTTGCCATTTAGCACCATTGATAAATGCTTTTCTTTTTTTAAAGCAATCAACATCTCTATTATAATTCCATTCGGGTTTATCTAAAGGATTTGAAGGGAATTCTCTATAAAAATTTTCAGCAGCCTCTTTTAATATTTGTATTGAAGATTGTTGTTCGCAATAACCACAAGTATTATCATCAGGTCTTTCACAAGTACATTTAGTTTGCATGTTTCTTTTTAAGTTTATTGTACAACCATAATTTTATTCCTTTCGTTGGTTTGTTTTTCCAATGTTCTTCAAGTAAGTCAAAACCTTCTTTTGATATTATGTTCCATCTATGGAGTACAATATATTTAATGTATGTTTTAATAAAATCCATCATTTTATTTCTTATATGTTTCTTCGTAATACTCATCAAAATCGCACATTGCTCTTGCCCAAACGGTTCTTTTTTCCACTTGAGCCAAGGCATCATCCCATGTCTTCCCATGTTGCTCCTTCTCCATTTCCTTAGCCTTGTCCAAAATGGCATACCACACCATTTTATCCTTTGGCTCTTCCCATAATTGTTTGAATAGCCATTCAACGGCCGTTACCATTTCGTTGGACTCACCAATATGGGTGGATTGTTCTTGTTGCCATTTAGCACCTTCAATAAATGCTTTAATTCTATTTGGAGCATTATGCGGTTTGCCAAACTCTAATATAGTTTGATGCTCATTCCATTTTTCAGCAGCTTCTTCAAGTGTTTGTTTATTTTCCATAGGTTTCTTTGTAGTATTGTTCTGCTCTTTCATAATCATAACCACATATATCAAAGCCATAATTATTGGCAAACTCTATCTTCTGCTCCTTCTCCATTGCTTTGGCTTGTTCAAGAATTTCATAATACTCGGCTAAACTCATTAAAGAATTATGCCCTACCTTTTCCGCCATCCATTCAACGGCTGTTTGTTTATTTTCCATATGTTTCGTTGTAATATAATTCTGCACTTCTATTTCCCCCATTCTCGTAAGCATCCATTATCTGCTGCTTCTCCTTTTCTTTGGCTTGTTCAATATCAAAATAATCTATCTTATTTTTTTGTCGATAAATTTTTACAAGCCATTCTACGGCTGTCTGTTTATTTTCCATTTTCTGTTTTATTTATCACTCGTTTAATCCTTTCCACAAGCTCCTCCAATTCGGCAACAGAGTCGATGCTCCATTTCTCTGTCTTCAGAACCATAAAGAATCTGCCCTCGCTGGCATCTATTCCGAGGTCTGACATGCATTCTATTTCAAGCTCCTCGTAATCATCCTCATGGCTCAGGCAATTAGGGTCTTGATTAAACTTGAAGGACATCTTATACAACTCAGGCTTCTCCATACATTTTATGCGTGTCAATGTTTGTGTATGTCTTGATCAGATTACGGACATCGTTTCCGCACTTCTCCACCATGGCCACCCTATCTTCCATCTCGAGGCTCTCATTCTCCTGCAATTCCCATATCCTGTCCATCATAACGGAAATGAATATCTTAACCGCAGAGCGGAATCCTCCGTCCGTATACTCGGGCCTGCCATTTGCTTCAGACTCCCAGTGCCAGAGCGCATCCTCTATGGACTCGAGCACCGGGCTTATTCTTTTGCCTATTCCTATTTCTTGCATACAAATTAAAATTAGCCGCTGGTGGGGGACTCGAACCCCCATCTCCCAATTATGAATCGGGCTGTTTCCCTAAGGTGCTATTTGTTCACACTTACACCAACCAGCGTTGTTTATTTCATTCATTCGTTCCTCGTTCCACTTGGCCTCCTCTGGGCTCTCAGGAGCATCAAAATCGCATTGCCTATCCAAGGCATCAATACGCCTCATAAACTCCTCATGGCTCTCCCTACACTGCTGCTCTGTCATTATTCCGCTATATACTTCTTTACAACATTCTCCGGGAACGCCTTGGCCCTGCTCCCTTTAAAGGCAACGGCAGGATTGATCCAATAAACATTCTTGTGTCCCACGCACGGGGCAAAATATCCATAGCGACACAACTCCGAGATGGCGGCCTTGTATGTCTTAATGCTCTTCATCCTACACTCCTCCATAACCCGGACAACATTCACCCACAAATAATCCTTTCCGCTCGTTATTGTATACATGCTCCATGTCCACACCTGCAATGCACGAAAGGAAAGACCTGCCGTAACTATCCTCTGCTCGGCCTTGTCAAACATTTTGAAATGTGTGTCCACCTCTAAGTCTACATAGTTATCCACCATGATTTCCCCATCGGGAACATACCCACTACGGACAGGTCTCACCCTCACCTCGAAGGAGGCCAAGAACGGATTACGGCCCAACTTCTCCTCGCAAATATCTGGTCGTAAAATTTTACCGACTTTTTTCTTTTCGTTATCCATTGCGATGCAATAGTAGGAAATATTTTACCAAAACGGTAATCCATTGCCATTTATTTAAAAGAATAATTACAGAAAGTGGAAATATTTTACCGCTGAAAAGTGCCATAAAATACTGCTTGTCAATAGGTTATAGCGATGTTCATTTCTGATAGTATATATTATATCATGACCCTGTTTTAAATGAATACAGGCAATATACCCCGAGAGGATCATCTGGGGGCATATTCTTGGATAAATAGGCGTGGTAAAATATTTCCACATGCCCCCCTTTATTACTGCCGTGGGAAAGTGTTTCCCTCATACTGGGTGGGTGGGTTTTAAAATTGTGTAAAGCAGAATGATGGTAAAGTGTAAAACGGGAATGGCTTGATGTGCAACCGTAAAACGGGAAAAGTAAATACGATGAGGGTTCCCCCCAGCCAGCCCCCCGGCTCGAGACGGCTCGGAAACCGCTTTCCCTCGAGGGGGTACCCTGTTTCACAGCCATGCGTAACGGCCTGCGTATCAGCACCTTAGCACAGCACCGGAAACAGATATGCGAAAAGAAATAAGCCTGAACCTGAACCAGTTAAGCAGGACAGGAGGCACAGCAACCGGAACCAGCACAGCAAAGCAGGCCAGCAAAGCAAGCTATCCTTGCCGCTTGTCCTGTATTGCATACCATTCAACACAGCACCCACAGCCAGCCCGTTCTACAGCACCCGTAAAAGGTTACCTACCTTACACAAACAAACCCAGCACAGCCCTGCTACAGGCCCTGCGGAAAGGTATCTGGTGAAAGTATCCGAAACAGGTAGAAACCCTTCCACAGGCAAACGGAATGGAGTATACCCTTCCCCTCATTCCCTGCATGCTTGCCTGCTTACCATTGGCCAGAAAAAGAACCAGTTTTTCCGGTGTTTTTGTCAGCGTTATAAGAAATGCCGTTTCCAGTATAATTTGCTGTGGGACAGCTCATTACAATGCCTTTTTCCCTTGTTTTTTGTGCTGTTTTCTGATTTGGGCCCTCCGCTGGAAAGGCTGTTTTGCCTTTTGTCCTTTGTCCCGCTCCGTTCAAACGAAATGTAAACCGCTCGTACCAATTGTGTCGTTACAATCCAACAGCGGGCCACACCTTTGCATCATCAAAACGGGGAGGAAGCGACCTCCCCTGTAAGGGGGCCCCTGCGCCCTGCGTTCTTTGACATGTTGGCCCGTAATTGTGTAAGGTTTAGCACAGCACTTTCGAGTGTAAGTAGTCGGGCAAATTACCAAATGGGTGTAGGGGGTGCGAACCTTCCGAAACAGGCTGGAGACAAATTCGCGTCTCGCCTGTCTAAATTAAAACACAGCCAGTCTTCGGCGGGGCCCTATTCACGGGGCTGCGGGTTCGATTCCCGCACTGGCTGCCATGCACAGCGTGTTGCTGTCAGTAGTAAACCAAAAAGTTATGTTTATTCCTAATCAGTTGAAAGGTGTTTTTTCTTTGTCAATTAACATTAAATTGTTCATTCCTTCCACTACAGAAGTCGACAAAGAAGGGTCTGAGTTGCAGGCCATTTACGAGCGTAAGGCGTTGACTTTGTTCTCTGAATTGTTTGGAGGGGCCACCAGTTACGGGGCCATGGGTGCATGGTCTTCGCAAACCGCCGGCCTTGTTACGGAAAAAATCCAAATTGTAGAAAGTTTCGCTTCTACGGATGCCATTGCCACGGGCTTTGAAGCCGTTGCAAAACTTGCCGGAGAAATGAAGCAGGCCATGGGTCAGGAGGCCATTGCGCTCCAGTATCAGAACGAAATGTTTTTCCTGTAGTCTCTTTGCCCCTGCATGGTGCAGGGCCTTGGTTCGAGTCCAAGGCAGGGGCCCATTTCCAGCGTGTTGCTGGTAAGTTGTAAACCAATAAAAAAATGACAGAATTTCAGTGGGCATTAGAAAATGCCGAAAAAAATGGGTTCAATGTGTGTAAGGATTACACCGAACAGGCCATTCCCATGATTGGGTTCAAGTTGTCAAAAAAACATGTTTGGCACTGGTTCCGCATCACCTCCGAGGGCTGGCTTATGTTCGACCATAGTTACAGCATGAATACAGGCAAAAGCAAGCGTGGTGTCACAGCCCGTATGCATGCCTGCAACATGTTTTTGCCTCTCGGAATTAATCACGCCCTATAATGGGGCCCTGCTCCGGATTGGATAAGCATGCAGGTTCGAGTCCTGCACCGGAGCCCATGTCCGAGTTGGACAGCAGTAAACCAATTTTTCTTATGCAAAAGTTTGCAAAATTCATGTTTTGGGTTGTAGTGTTTCCAATCCTTATGGCCATTTTTTACATGGGCGTGTACCACTTGTTTGTGGCCCTTGGGGCTACCTCCGGAGGGCTGGTTCTGTACTACATTTTTGTCACGCTCACCTCAATCGGAATTGTAGTGTATGGCCTCACCGAGGTTGTTGTAAATTGATTCCTTCGCCCCTGCAATGGTTTGCAGGTTCCGGTTCGATTCCGGTTCAGGGGCCTAACTTTAAACCAGTTTTTCTTATGAAGTTGTACGAAATAGTTCTTAAATCTGATTTCGATTACGAATGGTTCAAAACCATTTTAGTAATGTCGTGTACACCGCTCACAACTGAGTCCGAGGGCATAAATATTATGGCCAATGTTGACAAAGAATGGGGCCAATATGTTTCCGAGGTGCACGAAAAGAGGGTGCTTGTTTGCGCCCGAGGTGACGAGGAGGCCAGCGACATGTTCGAGGTGCTTCATTTGTTTGGCCAATAGTCTCAGGCAGGTTTGCCTCGGGGCGGTTCAATTCCGCCTCTGAGACCTAACTTTAAACCAATAAAAAAATGCCAAGAATTTCTTTTGATTACCCTGCCCTCGATACATGGTACGAGGCTACAGGCGAGGGGGCCAGCAAGTGGGACATTTGCACAAAGTGCTTTCATATCGATTCACGCCAGTTGATTGGCAAATTACGGGGCCCTTATAATGGGGAGCCCAGTCCCGAGCCCTCCGAGCCCCTGTCGCATTACGACATTGGCGAAGAGAATCCTTCAATGCATGAAGGCGAGGATGCCTTTTGTGATTGCTGTGACAGGAAATTGATGCTGGGCCGTAATTATTAGCCCTCGCCCCTGCAATGGTTTGCAGGTTCCGGTTCGATTCCGGTACAGGGGCCCATGCTACAAGGTAGTAGCAGTAGTAAACCAACCAACATGCAAAACATATTTTTGCTCGACCCTGCAATGGGTTACCCTTTCGCCTCAGTTTCCACTCAGGCCCCAAGTATTACCGCTCGCATTGTGCTGGCCTGCGCTCAGCACTTTGGGCTTGCGGTACATGCCATCGATGCCACACATTTCGAGAACTTTGCCACCCTGCAGGTAATGTTTGAGAATGGCCAGTCGATTTACATTGACACAGCCGTGGAAGGCGAGGATGAGGAAATTGACAGCGAGGGCCCGTTCTGAGGGCCAGTTCCGGAATGGTTGTACACAGGTTCGAGTCCTGTGCCGGAACCCATGCCACATGTGGTGGCAGTTGTAAACCAATATTTTTATGGAAATCGAAAAACCAGTTCCATTTTTCAAGTTTGCCCGTAAGTGCTCTGCCACTGGCAGGGGCATGAATGAAGGGTATTGCTGTCTCGATGGAGACCTTTACTTTGCCGAGGAGTCAGACCTTCTTGCATGGCTCCGCTCTGACGAGGGTGCTGGATACGAGGGTGCATCAGATGATTTTGTACTGGCAGATGCATACGAGGCCGAAATGTACTACTACACCGAGTGGGAAGAACTCGATGAGGACGAGTGGTACGAGAGTGCTTACGAGGATGGCCGTGAGGCTGTGCTGGTGAGCGCAGAATAAGCACGAAGGTCGTAGGGCTGGTTCGACTCCAGCCCGTGCTTCCATGACCGAGTTGGTCAGTTGTAAACCAAATTCCTATGTTTAACGACATTATTGCTTACGAGCAGGGCGAATTGTCCCCTGCAGAAATTGTGAAATTGTTCGCTGGCCTGATTGCCTCCGGACAGGCTTGGGTGTTGCAGGGCCATTACGGCAGGCAGGCACAGGCATTCATAAATGCATGCCTCATCAGCCCCGAGGGCGAAATTGATGAGGAAGTGTGTGGATGGGCCGGAATCGATTTCCCAGCCCAGCCGGAGCCCGAGGGCAAGTTTGTCCGCAGGCATCCATTGGCTTAATTGCCAGCCCCTGTTTGGAACAGGGCACAGGTTCGAGTCCTGTGCAGGGGCCCATGCTACAGGTTGTAGCAGTTGTAAACCAATTATGCCATGCAAATAAACACACAAAAGCCAGCCTCCGGCACAATGGAGGCAAAGTTTCCGGTGTTGTACAAATTCAGGAAGGATTTCCCGATGTCCGGATACGAAATTTCTATGCTCCTCGAGGGTATGGAGAACAGCATCGAGCAATGGGACAAGATGCTCAGGAGAGCCTCCGGTGATGCAAATGAGGAGCACATGTACAGGATTCTCGAGGGTAAGTTGCATCGATACGACTTGAAGGCTCGGCTCGAAAGGCTTAGAGAAGAACTATTTCCTCTGTCATTCTAATGGCAAGCCCCTGCTTGGAGCAGGCTCCGGTTCGATTCCGGAGCAGGGGCCCATGCTACATGTTGTAGCAGTTGTAAACCAATAAGAACATGCAAAAGAAAATCAGCATGAAGAAAGTATGGGTATCCTCCGATGGATGGAGGGGTCGTTTCACTCCAGTGAATGCTGTGGCTGGCTCTGCGGACACAGGTAGCTGGGACGATAGTCCTTGCCCCAGTAACAGCGTAACAGCCGAGTTGAATGCCATCAAGAAGGCCCTCAAACAGGAGGGCATCAATTACAAATCTACATGGGGTTCCAGTAGCAATTTGTTCTGCATCCATCGATACATTGTCGTGGCCGAGGAGGATGTAGAACAGGGCAAGCAGGTTGTTCGCCAGTGGCTGGACAGCAACCGAAACGAGTTTGCCTACATCCCGTAAAGTAGAAGCCCCTGCATGGTGCAGGCACAGGTTCGATTCCTGTGCAGGGGCCCATTGTAGCGAATGCTACGAGCCGTAAACCAATTACAACATGATAATAGCAAATGGAAAGCAATTTGACAACTACGAGCACCTCGAGGAATGGTGCATTGATAACGGGCTCCACATTACCATTTTCCAACAAATAAATGTCCACTATGCTCTTGCCCAAGTCCAGCAACTGGACGAGATGGATGCCGAGGTGAGACGAGCACAGCGCAGAGAAAGAGAGTCTCAGGAGCAGGGGTTCGCTGTTGACAGGAAGTATCTCGGGCGTTGATAGCCCAGTTCCGGATTGGATGTATGCAGGTTCGAGTCCTGTGCCGGAGCCCATTGCAACATAGTGTTGCGAGTTGTATAAACCAATAATAACATGCTTAACAAAGGCGAAGAAAAAATCATTATTCATGCAGTGGATGGAATCGATAACCTGCTTGATTGCGAGGAAACAATTGATGGCTCTGAACTGCATCACAGGCTGTTCAACGAGGACTATTTCATCATTGGTAGGTACGAGGCCGAGAAGTTCTTGCAGGACTGCGGAGGCGTATTTAAGGCCATCGATGAGATAATTCACTACGAGAAATCGAACATGGGAGAGGTGAGCACCGACCTTGCAGAGGCAGAGCATGTGGCAAACATGTACGCCTACATCAAGGGCGAAGAATTTCTCTCAAGGTGCTCAACATTTGGGCATAATTGGGACGAAGAGTTATCTTTGGAAGACCTTCAGGCAATCAAAGAAGAGCTCCTCGAAATAGCATAACCCTGTTTGGAACACGCTCCGGTTCGACTCCGGAGCAGGGTTCAATGAGCAATAGTGCTCAGAACTTAAACCTAAAAAATATGTCTATAGAAAAAGTTTATTACCGACACCTTCCCGGGGCCTATGCAGCCCGAGAGGCAAGTCTTAGCCGAGACACTGACACTGACGAGGAAAGAACAAGTTTCTTATCAGGGTTTCTTCAGGGAGTTCAGTATGCACACCCCGATCCGAATGTCCAGCAATGCCCGTGTTGCGGTAGCCTGTTTGTACACATGTCCAAGCACGAGCCCCTGAGGCTGAACCAGCAACTTATGGACAATGGCAAGCAGTATCAGGACATCCTTACATGCGAGTTCACATGCAGAAGTTGTGACGAAAGTTTTACCGCCCACCTTAAAATCTCAGGACTATGACAAAGCTGAAATTTTATCTGCCTGCATTGCTTTTCTTTTGGTTCTTCCTCTACGACAACCCAGCAATGTTTGGAGCTATAGGGCTGGCCCTGTATCTGATGATAGCACGATACGCTCCGGACTTTGCCGACAAGCTAATGCGCTGAGAACCTTGTGAGTAGTTTATGCCATTAATGGGGGCGGTCTGTTGACTTGCTCCCATTTTTTTTTACCTTATCTTTACACCCCTTTAAATTGAAAACATCATGATGAGAGTTTTTAGAATCATGCGGAATATTTTTTTCGCTTTCAACCTGCTGAGCTGTGTCTTCCTGCTGGTTGCTGTAGTTAAGTTTCCCGAGGTGCTGGGCATAGTTTTGAGCAATTTCATGGGAATTACGCTCCACATAGCCCTCATGGCTGGCATATTCGTGTCGGCCTTCGTAGTGGCGGTGCTACATCAGCTCTACGAGCAACAGAAAATGGAGAATAGCCGGAATCGCTGGTAGTAGAGAAAAATAATTTCAAGAGGGACAGCCGTTTGTGCTGTCCTTTTTTTTTCTTTGCGCTATGGAAGACATGACAATACCTCACGACCTGATGGCGTTCCAGTACGAGCCATTCAACGGAGACAAGTTTATTCAAATGAAGATGGCAGAAATTGCTGTCAAATACCCCGAGGCAATAGCAATTGAAACCGGAACCTGCCTCGCCAGTAGTACGCTGTTTCTTGCCGAGCACTTCAAAATGGTGCACACAATCGAGGCCAACAGGCGTTACTACAACTACTCCCTGAACAGGGTTCAGGAGGCCGGAGTGAGCAACATCAATCTGATGTACGGCCAGTCCGAGTCTTTGCTCCCCAAGCTATTGTTCAATCTGACAATGCCTCGGGATGTGGTGTTCTTTCTCGATGCACATTGGGAAAACTTCTGCCCCCTAAAGTCGGAGCTCCTTGCCATTGCCATTGCCAAGATTGAGAACCCGATTATAGCCATCCACGACTGGAAGGTTCCCGATAGCACTCTTGGGTACGACAGCTATAATGGGCAGGACTTCGAGCTGGAATGGATAGCCCCGTTCCTGCACAAAATCTATGGCGAGGACTTCGCCTATAAGTATAACTCAGATGATAAGGCCATGGGCGCATGCCGTGGCATCATTTACATATCTTCGTCCGCTGATCCAGTGTGACCGCCTTATGACAGGGTTCGCAGAGGACTCGAAGCAATTCGGGTTCCTCTACGAATAGCCTCCTGCAGAACTCAGGCAAATCCCCATAATTCTTTAGCGTTCCAGCCGGAACAATGTGGTCTACCTCCACATCCTTTGCTCGGTGTAGCTTGCCACACATGGCACACCTGTAGTGATTAATTTTTTTGTTGCCGACAGGCAGAACCACCAGCGCATTCTGAAGGGCCATCTTCTTGGGAACCCAGCCAAAACGAGTGATGCCCCTGAGCGCACTCCGTATCTTACCCATGTGCATGGCCTCGGTCTCGGTGTTCCCGTTGCGAGTCCGCTCCTTCAGAATCCGCTTAACCTTCTTGGCCATTGAGTATGGTTTGTATTTCGTTCATGCAAGAGCTAAGTCCGCCCCAGCTCCAAAACTGGCGAGCAATGTGTGGCGTGTATTCCCAGTGAGCGGTGTCGATGAACTTATAATTCTCTGGCTCGTTCAGGTGCGCCCAAATTCCCATGGCGTTAAACTCTGAGAACCTTCCGCTACCCATAATTTCTTGCTCCAAGTCTGGTCTGCTTTTGTGCAATGTCTCCAGCGTAACGGATCGATAAACCAGCGGAATCCTCCTCATGTATTCGTAATTTACAGAACAGCCTATCCATCTTTCGGTGGGCTCCTTCCAGCAAATGGCATCGCCCACATTGGCATAGTCTGTCATAAGAATCTCGGGCCTATAATTTTCAGATGGAGAAATGTCCACAGGCCCAGTGAAGATGCAGTCGCTGTCAACAAACATGATGTAGTCTTCGGTACAGAACTGGTAGGCAATCATTTTTACAAACTGCTGGTAGAGATACCCATCTCCATACTCCTGAACCGGAACTACTATTACATCAATCTCAATGCCGTGCATTACTTCGTCGAACAATTCCATATCCCATTCCGGAATGGCAACCACCACCTCGGAATGTCCGGAGACAAATTTCTCAATGCTCTTCAGGCAATAATGCAGGAATGGAAAATCATTCCGGTAGGACTTTATGAAAATACTAATTCCGCTCATAGCCTGCTATTTCGTTGGGGAGTGGTAAAAATACTGAAAACTCTGTCAAGGCCCAAACCCTGATGGATTCAAGATACTGCTCCATCTCCTCGGTGGACAGGTCGGTGGTGGATCGGACAAACTGCTCGGTCTTCCCAGTGATGGGGTTCTCTCGGGTGTAGCCGAGAAACTTCTGCCTCAGGAGCTGGTGTATCTCGTCCCTGAAATAACCAAACTCCGAGGCCAGCCCATTCACAATGATGCCCCAGTAGTATCGGTTTTGATTCGAGCTCCGGCCATCCCGAAACTTCTCGATGGAGACAGAGTGCTTGCCGGATAGATTCTTGAGGACACTGAATAGCCTCGCCTTGTCCTGCTGGCTGGAGAAGTCAACAATCAAACTGGCCATAGCTATATGCAAATGGTTATAAGCAACAACACTACGGCAATGCTGGCCATCTTCCACTTCCTGTGGTCTGGGCCAGTTTCCGTGAGGGCCCCCCAAAACAGGGTAACCCACACCAAGGACAAAAGAAATTGTATTACATTCATAAATTAAAAGGGTAATGGCTGTGTGTCATCATTATTTTCAAATCTGTCTATGCTCTGAGAGGCTGTCTTTGCAGGCTTCTTCCACTGGGCCCAAGGCAAGCGACTTCTCACGGCCTCGTCCATCGGGTCTCTGCCCTCCTCGAATGTGAATCTTCGCTTTGTAATATCAAAGCTGAACTCAGAGAAACCCTTCTTCCCCACAACCTTTTGCTTCTTAATTTTCTTGGCGTGGAACTCGCATGCCGGGTTCGCAGGGTCTGAACAATTGGTCGGCCTGTGGTAGATGAGAACATTGTGGCATTTATTCGCCCACATAGCCCCTCCAGCGAGGTCAAACAGGTCTGGACAAGGATAATCATCACCAAGTTTTTTCATGCCCTTAGGATGCGCTACAATGAGCAGGAACACCTCGTTCTGCTGGGCGAACCTTGAGAACTCTGCCAGCTGTACCTCGAGGTACTTATCGTCCCTGCCACCAAACAAGTCGTAATGGTTGGTAAGCTGGTTCCAAGGGTCAATCACGCATCCATCGACACGCTTCTTGATGATGAGCTCGAGGAACCTCTCTCGGATGTACTCCGGTGTGGGGGCACTCTTCTCGGGCTGGATGAAAATGAAGTGCTCGTTGATAAACTCCATGGCCTGATTGTAAATGTTTACAGGTGGCCTGACGGCATGTGGGTAGGCTGGATTGTATACGCAGTCTGCGCCCAGCATGATTTCAATGTAGTCGTTGTAGAATTCCTCTGCCGGATTGTCCTCAGGGGCAAAGATGGCAAACTTACGCCCGTAGAGCACGGCATGCATAAGCATCATCCACTTCCCGATGGCAGACTTACCCATGTTGGCTATGCCCGAGAGCAGGGTGAGCTCGCCCCGTTTCATTTTGTAGTGGTGGTCAATCTGTCTCACGCCTATGGAGTCAACCTGCTCGTACCCGTTCTGATACAGGTGCAGGATTCCGTTGCGGATGTCCTCGGCAAACACCACATCGATCGGGCGGATGGTCTCATCGTATATGCTTTCCGGCACTTCGATTTCCACCTCCATCCGAGACTTCTTCTCCACCAGCACATCCTTGTCGAAGGTGGCCGTTCCAGACTTTGCCCCGTTGGCCCTGTATGCCGAGGCGATTACTATCTTGCACTCCTTGCGAGTGAAGTCAGACTGGCCCGAGATAAAATTGCTGTCGAAGTAGTAGAAGCAGTTCTCCTCGCTGATGCCAAACCTGCAACAGGCCGAGGCCAGTCGGAACAGGAAATTGTTTCGCTCTCCGGACACAAAGCTCCGGCCCTTGTTTGTCATCCATGTCAGGAGCCTCTTGAAGGTTTCATCTGATTCGATAAACTCTCTTGTGGATTCCTGCTTGGAGATGAGCAATTCTTTAAACGGCTCAACAGATTCCTTGATGATGATTTCTGGGTCGTAACTCTCAAAGCAGACCCGGCTCTCGTTGATGCTGGAGGTGTCCCACTTTCCGCTGGCCGAGTTGAAGTACTCCGTAAGGGCGGCAAAGTGCTCCCTGTGCTTGGATGTGTCCGCTATCCGGACGAGGAACTTCAGGCCGTTGCCACGGGGGCTCACCCATACAGATTTCACCCAGCTAATTTCGGCGATACTGGTCTTCATTTCCAGCAACTCATCTGCAGGCACATCGTCTAAGTCGCAGCAGATGTAGCCGCTGTGCTGGATGAGCTTGCTGTCAAACCTCTCCGAGAATTTCCCCGAGAAGCACATTGATGGCAGGCTCTTCTTGAGCTGGTCTACGAGCTCCCTGTCGTTGGTGCTCCGGATGGCATTCACCTTTTCTGCGCTCTTCCCCTCCCGAATTCGGGATAGGGCCGTGTCCACCGAAATAAATTTGCCGTCCTTCTTTTCGTAGATGTCTCTAAATGCCGTTATCATAGTCATATCCCTCAGGTTTTATTGTGTGTCCGTATAGATTGCAGTTCTTTACATAGTCTGAGTAGAGGGCAAACTCATGCTGTCTGCGATACCGCATCTTGCCAAGCTTAACATTTTCATTATTGACATGCAATCCTGTGTTGGTGGGCCCAGTGAGCGGCTCCTTCGGGGCGTAGATGCCTTGCCATTCTTTGTTCATGCAATACTCGACTACAAGCATAGCTGTTATAGCATCATTCTTGCAAACCTTTTTCAAATCATTCAGGCAAGAATTAATTCCACGCTCTGTCTTGTATGGCTTGTTCATTTTTTTCTTGTAACCAATCCATACACGCATAGCCTCAGACCAAGGCCCAAAATCCATATTGCCTGTATTATTTTCTTTCTTTGTTGTATTCTCTTTTTTTGTAAGTTCTTTCTTATATTGTTGGGTAGGTTCTCCCCCGTGGGGTTTTCCCATACAGGCATCTACCACATGGGAATTGTATTGAGGGGTTTCGTATAGAATATATTCTATCTCCCAATGACCTTTTTCATTGTGACTTCTCTTCCTAACTAAATATAAATGGTGTTCCAGCTCATGTATGGCAGACCTGACAGCATCCATTCCCTCCTTGTTTTGCTTGGAAATAGATTCTATACTAAAGTCCCAATCCTCAGGCTTGCTATTAAGATAAGCAAACAAACCTTTGGCCTTAAATGTAATGTCTGGATTGTTAAGAAGTTGGTTTGGGACAGACCCAAACGAGCGTTGAATTTTTAATCTTGCCATAAAAAAAACCCCATCCGGCTTTCCTGTGTGCAACCAGCGAACTTATAACGCTGCACAGTACGACCGAATGGGGATTTTAATGTCTTCATAAGTTTATTTAACCGGGGTTGCAATCCGGGCCTTTCGGC